CGCGCTGCGTTGGCTGCGATCGGGGTCGAATGCGAGGAGACGGCACCATGACGAAAAGTCTGCGCGAGCGCTGCAAGGAATTCTATCAGCGCATGGGACAAAACGCGATGATGAGGCAAGGCGATCCGGTTGACGATCTGGTCGCTTTCGTTCTCGCCGAGCGCGGGCGCGCCGCCGATGAACGTCTCGACGACGCTTTACCACTTTGCCTCTATTTCGGATCGAAGGCCGACCGTGACGAGTTCGTCGCGGCCGTGCGCGAGGCGAATCCCGGCATGGTCATGAAGGAAATGCCATGAAGCGTATCGACCTTCCAATGGCGCTCTTGTTCGGCTCCATCATTGCCGCTGTAATTTGGCAAGCCATCACGCCTGCCGGTGACAAGTGCCGTGCTGCAGGCGGACACTATTATCTTTTTGCGCCGCATTGCACGCGAATGATTGTCGAGAGGATTGAGCCATGACCGCGACCCTCACCCCACGCGAGCGCGAACTCGCGATACACGCGCTCGGGCTCGACCGGCGCAAGTTCTCATATCGAAACTATTACGTCGTCGGCTCCGGCGACGATTACGCGACGTGGCGCGATATGGAGCAGCGCGGTCTCGCGGAGTCGTGGTTGCCGAAAGGGCAGACGATGGTTTGGTTCCGCCTCACCCACGCCGGCGCTCTCGCCGCGCTGGAGCCGGGGGAGACGTTGGACAGCGAGGACTTCCCGGGATGAATCGGCGCACTCTGAAAAAGCACTGTGCGCGAGCAATGCGGACGCTGATTGCCGAGCACGGCTACCGCGCCGATCAGTTTTCGCCGTCGAATGGGCAAGAATCCATCGATGCGCCGCATGGCATTGAGCCGCGCTTCGTTTGGAGGGGCTGGCTTCGGCCCGGGCCTCTTCGCGGGACGATGCTTCTATGGAAGAAAACATCTTACGAAACGGACGAATGGGAGCCGATACTGCCGACACAGATGCTCGCCGATATTGAATTGTGGAGGAATTTCCCGCGATGACGGCGCCGCGACCTGCGTTGATCTATGAGCGCGCGCCGTGCCCGCGTTGTGGCGCGGCGACGGAAGACGAAGCAGGCACCAGATGCATGCCCACGCGAGATGAGACGGGAGAGGCGTTCTGTCCAGGCGAGACGACAGACTGCCATGGCTATTTTCTTTTCCCGACAGCGGAGAGCTTGGCGCGGGAAGCCGAGTGGTTCGATGCGCGAATTCCCGAGGGCGAGCGATGACGAAAGAGTTCGGCCACTTCTCTGCCGCCGCCAGCGGGGCCTACATCGACGCATGGGGCGCCGGCCCGTTCACGATCCGCGTCGCGGGAAAGACATTCCGCTTCGAAGACAGCGACCGCTTCGGCCCCTATCTCGTAAGCAAGGACGGCGACATTCTCGATAAGCAGCCGCGAGAGGGCGCGCCGTTCTGGCGCGCGCATCGGATCTGGGTTCGGCAGGGCCGGCGCCTTGAAGGCGATGCGTGCATCTGGGATGAGCCGAAGCAAACGAAGGTCGTGAAGATCGCCGGGCGCCAGCATGTCGTGGTCGAGTGTGGCGAAGAGGACGGCGAGACGATCGTGGTCGAGGATGAGGCCGCGCGCGCCGCGATCATCGCGAAGCTCAGAAAGGGGAAGCCGTGATGGACAGGAAGAAACGCGTCCGCGACGCGGCGTCCATAGCAGACAAATACATCAGCCGAAGCGGCGCGCCAGCAGCGACGCGCGATGCTCCAGCTAGGACGCGTGCCGAACTGGCGTGGCGGGAAAATGCCGAAATCGTCCATCCGGCTTTGCGCAAGCACCTTCGCTCGGACCCTGGCGCCGGATACGCTGTTTCCGCGCTGGAACGGATCGGGGATGCGATTGCCATCGACGAAGAGGACGCGGCGCGCAAATGACCCGCCTCCCCTGCTGCGTCCCGTTCTGCCGGCGGGCCACGCGAGACGACGGCCGATTCTCGGAATGGATTTGCGGCGCGCACTGGCGGCTCGTCGACAAGAAGCTGAAGCGGATGAAAAAACAATCTGATGACGCCTTCCGCCGTGCCGACGACGAATGCGAGGCGATCAACCGCGAGGGCTACGAGTTCGCGCTCCAGCATGACGGCGGGGTCGCCGAGGAAATCATCGCCCGGATCGGCGTGGCGATGGAGAGGCGGCGTCGCAAGCTGCGGCAGGCTTGCCGGCTCTGGGAGCGCTGCAAGCGCCAGGCGATCGAGCGGGCGCTCGCCGGCGGTAGTGAAGCGTAGTGGAGCGTAATGAAGATGGTCCGGGAGATCGATTGCGACACACCGCTGGCCCTGCCCTCCCCTGTGAGGATCGGGGATATCTGCCGAGGCGCCGCAGGGTCAGGGAGGGCGCGCCGTGACGCATGACGCCAGATTATCCGCGGCTCTGCTCTCGACCGCGGCGGCGGCGGGGCTGCTCGGCGTGTCCGAACGGCAGTTGCGCGAGCTAATCCGGGGCGGGAAACTGCCCTATGTCAATGTCGGGCTCGCCGAGCGCCCGGCCTATCGGCTCCGCCCGGCCGATCTCGAGGCGTTCATTCAGCTGCGGACCAGCCTGTCATGTCCAAAGTCAAAGGCCTCTACCAAAGATCCGGCGTCGGCGAATGGCTCTATGACCTCCAGATCCGAGGTCATAGATTTTGCGGCTCGACGGGCGCAACGACCCGGCGGGACGCCGAAAAATGGATCACGGCCTTCCGGAAGGCGAAGGAAGCCGAAGTAGCGGAATTCAGCGGCGAAGGCCCGATGAGCTTCGCCGTCGCCTCCACTCGCTGGTGGAACGAGCGCGGCCAGCATCGCAAGGACAGCCGGGACATCGAGCGGTTTTTGGCTTGGCTGCAGACGCAGATCGGCCAGCGCACGCGCATCGACGCGATCGACGACAACATGCTCGCGCGCCTGGTGGCGGCCCGCCGCGCCGAGGGCGTCTCGCCGGCGACGGTCAACCGCTCCGTCACCGAGCCGCTGCGCGCGATCCTCGCCCGCGCCGCGCTCTGGGGGCAGCGCGTCGCGCGGGTCGAATGGGGCGCCCACAAGCTCGCCGAAGCGCAGGAACGCATCCGGGAGGCGTCGCAAGCGGAGGAAACGGCGCTGTTCGCCGCGCTGCGCCCCGATTTTCGGCCGATCCTGCGTTTCCTGCTCATCACCGGCCTGCGGCGGGCGGAAGCCTGCGGGCTGAAATGGTCGCAAGTCGATTTCGACGGCGCCCGGCTGCTCGTGCACGGCAAGGGCGGGACGGTCGATTATCTGCCGCTGCCGGATTCGGCGCTAGCGATCCTGCGCGGCGAGCGGGGCCGGCACTCGACCATGGTCTTCACCTATGAGGCGACCGGGAAGCTCAAGGATCGCCATCCGTCGCTCAGGAAGGGCGAGCGCGTGCCGATTAAGCCGGACACCCTCTCGACCGCCTATTGGCGGGCGAGGCGGGCCGCCGGGCTCGCGGAGGCCGATCTAAGGCTACACGATATTCGCCACACCGCCGCGACGCGCCTGACGCGCGACAGCGGCAATCTGAAGCTGACGCAGAAGATGCTCCGGCATAAGCGGATCACGACGACGGCGCGCTACGCCCATGCGACAGAGGACGATTTGCGGGCGGCGATGAATAAGACCGCGCCGGTGGCGGCTCCCGTCGCCGAGGCGGATGCGGGGAATCCCGTCGCCGCGGGCGGGGAGGTCAAGTCGACGACCCGAACAAAAAAATGAGCATCGGCAATGGCAAAAGCAAGAAACAGAATATATCAGCGAATGACAAAATTTGAACCGAAGGAATTTATTTACGCAATCAGATGTGGCGCATTTGTAAAGATCGGCCGCACCACAAACCCTGCGAACAGGGTAGCCGCTATCCGCTTGAATAATCCAATGGACCTGCATTTAGTCGCATATGTTGCGGCCCCTGGTAGATATGCAGCCATGTTTGAAAGAACCGCGCACTCAAAACTGAAAAATCATCACCACTGCGGGGAGTGGTTCTGCGCAAACTCGGTGATTATTATTGGCGCTCTAGAGGAGACAAAAAGGGAGATGATGGCACTGCAACGCGCGGCTCCGCGCGAAGATGGCGATTATCGAATCGGCCATATGGCGTTCGGAACAGTCATGCGGAATCCATTTGGATTGGAATGTTGCCCGCAGGTCAGAACCTACGTGTCGAATCCCGTAGACGCTGTTGGCGGCAGCCGTAAGACTTAGATTTTATTGATAGAAATAGGCTTACGGCAAGCGGCTTGGGAAGCTGTCGTTCTACCACTGAACTACGCCCGCGGAGCGCGTGAACCGCCCGGTTTGTATAGGGTTTTTCGCATCCGAGGGCAAGGCGGCAAACGGCGGCGTCGGCAGAAAAGGGAAACGAACGGAGCTTTTGGGAACCGAGAATCCCGTAAAAATCCCGCAGGGGTTCCGGGCCTGTTCTCACTGGCGCCCTCCCCCGCTCACTGCGTCGGCGGCGTCTTCAGCGCGGACTCCAGCGCGACCATCAGCGGAATGATGACGCCCTTCTCGCGCTCGATCTCGAGCGAGGCGACCGGGCCGTTGAGGATCTCCAATTTCTGAATCACCTCGAGGCGCCGCTCGAGGAGTTCGAGGAGCGTCTCGGCCCTGGTCCTCTCGATCTCGATTTTTATCGTGGCGCGGCTCATGCGCGCCTGAGATGGGGCTCCGGGCGCGTCTCGCAAGCCGAGCCGCATGGCCTCCCTACCCCGCTGTCGGGGCTACCCCCAAGTTTACGCGGCCCACATTGATGCGCTATGCACGCTCTGTCAGGGCCGATTGGGCCCGCTCCAATAGGAGAAGACACCATGCCGATGCCCGATGATGAATTGCCCGCCGCGAGCGTGATCGCGACGAACTCGACCGGACTGCATTACAGCCGCGAATACGGTCTCGCCCTCGTGCGCCGTGATGGAGAGGTCCGCATCGTGTCGACGCGCGACATCACGCCAGACGAGACTCCGATCGGCGTGATATGGCCGGGGGCCGGCGAGTTAGGCCAACTCGAGCAGGGCCTCCTGTCGTTTTCTGATCTCCTCGCGGTAGCGATACTGTTCGGCACCGGACCTCTCGATTTTCCGACCGCTCATAAGATCGCCGAGGATTCGGACGGGCTGCGCTTCCGCAGCGATTGCGGCTTCGCGCTCGTGTGGGATGCCGATCTCGGCGTCCGGATCGTGCTCACCAGAGATGCGGGCAGCTACCCGCTGACGCTCGCCACTGAATTTCGCGAAATTGGCGAGGACGGGAAGTTTTTTGAAAACGAGCGGCTCCCCCTGGGTGAGCTACAGGAGCTTGCCTCGTCGCTGCGAGGACGAGCGCTCCAAAAATTCTCGGACCATCCATGACCTCACCGCCCGGCTATACCCGCTCCCGCGTCGTGCGGGAGCGGGCCATAGATCGCGCATGGGCGGCGCTGCGTGTGGCCTCGGCGAGGGAGGCCTATCTCTCGACAGCGGAGATTGCCGAGGCGGCGGTCGCCAGCCGCAGCGCCGTCAAACGCCTGGTGCAGGCGGCGCGAGACCGCGGCTGGATCGATGTCATCGTCGATGATTGCGGCGGGGCGGTGGAACGCCACGCTTATCGGCTGACCGCCGACGCTCCGGCGGACGCTCCCGTGCTGCGGCTCGAAGATCGCGGGGCCGTCTCCGCTATCGCGCCCTCTGGACAGACCGGCGCGGCGCTACGCCGCTTGCGTCTCGAGCGCGGATGGTCGCTCGCCGAGACAGCGCGCCAGATCGGCGTCGCCGATACCCGCACGGTGCGGCGCTACGAGGCCTGCGCGCAGCTGCCTCCCGCAATCGCCGAGCGTGTGGCGGCTCAGAGCGCTCAGACGACCCCGCGCAGGTCGCGCACGTCGCCATCTTGACGGGGGTCAGGAGGCCGCGGCGGCTGTGGCGGCTCGCTGGCCTCTCCCTGCGCCGCGACGATCTCCGCTCGGGCCCGCCGCAGCCGGGAGAGGACGGCAGGACAATGGCGGGCGCCGTCGATCGCTGATTCGATGTCGCGGCGGAGCCAGGATAGGCGGGCGGAGAGGGTGCGGGTCATGGCTGGGTCTCCGGCAGCTCGGCGCCCCGCTCGCGCCTCTCACGCTCTTCGGCGAGCCGCGCGGCTTCATCCAGCGCGCCCCAGGCGGAGAGGAGGAGGCGGCCGATCTCGCTCCCGGCCGGGCAGAGCAGTGCCTCCCCGCTGATGGCGCCGGCGAGGCGCTGGAGACGAGCGGCGGTCATTGACGCCGCCCCAGACACCTGACCCGCATGACTTCGTCGACGCCGGGACGAATCGCCGTCTCGGCGAGACCGGCGAATGCGATCGGGGCGGCGCATATCACGACTCCGGGCGGCGCCTGGAACGCTCTCACAGCGCGGGCGTGCTCTGCATCGCAGCGCGGCTCTGCGGCCGCGCAGATCAGGACGATGATGGTAAGGGCGGCGTCACTCACGAGGCGCCCCCACGCCGCGCCCGCTCGGCCTCCTCGCGCGTGCGCTGGTCCAGCACTTGCCGGAGCGATTTGATCTCGTCCCTCAGGCTGTGGACCTCGGCCGTGAGATCGGCGATGCGCTTCTCATAGCCGTCGATCAGCGCCTGGAAAGCTTTGATCGTCGCATTCGAGGCAATCGCCTCGGCTTCCGCGCTGGTCTTGTCCGCTTCCGCCGAGACCTTTTCGGCCTCGGCGTGCGCCTTGCGCCGTCCCGCGAGCCAAGCGACGATCGCGGCCGGAGCGGCCCCGGCCATGGGCAGCCACCACTCTCGCGCCTTGTCGAGCGCCGTCCATAGATTTGCGGGTCCGTCTCCCATTGCGCTCCCCTAACCAGACATTCAGGATTTCGCGGGACGATCGCCGCGGGTCGACGAAGCGTCCCTAACCGCGGCGTCGGTCCAGGGCTGCGGCGGTGGCTAGACCGCCGCGGCCCGCTGCGGTCAGTCGCAGGCGACCGTCTTCGCCAGCTCGGCGAGGAACGCGCGCAGCGAATCGGACTCGGCCGGGCCGAGGCCGGAGACCTCGACGATGCCGGCGCCGGAGATCGTGGCGCGCCAGAGCGGCGCATTGACCGCGTCGAGCCCCGTCCATTCGACGGGCGTGTACCAGCCCGGCAGCGTGGCGCGGCAGGTCGAGCTCCAATACTCGCGCGGCCCGGCATAGGCGCGCGCGGCCTCGGCGATGGTCATTTCCGGGGCCAGAGAGAGTCGTCCGTCGGCGCGAACGGCCATCGAGGGCAGATAGACCACGTCGCCCGGTTCCCGCACCAGAGGCGCCGCATAGCCGGCCGAGACGGCGCCGGTGATGATGGCCGCGGCGAGCGCAGCGATGGCCGCGATTCTCACGACCTCGCGGGCGGGCTTGGCGCGGCCGGCGTCCATGATCGCGCCGAGGCACTCGGGCGCGATGAAGAGGACGCCGGCCGCGATCTCGCACCCCGCGATGATGGCGCCCCAGGGCGCCGGGATGACGAGCGCCGAGATCGTGGCTGCGGCAGCCGTCACCGCCAGGGCCTTGCGCTCGAAATCGCCCAGGCGCGAGAAAACGAAGAGCGCGATAGCGCCGCGCAGCGTGCGGACGCCGGCCGAAATTTCGGGAACGAAGGGAAACAGCAACAGGAACGCGGCGACGCACGCCAGCGCGCCGACCGCGAGAGCGGAAGCGTTCATAGAGCACCTATTTTTCGAGATTGCCGGCGACCGGCCGGCTCGGTTGACAGAATGTCTGGTTTTTCGGGAACGGTTGCGCTGGCCTGCGCGCAACCATTTCGTGTGCACGCGGCCGACTCTCTCGCCCCTATTGCTCACGTAGGCCAGCTACTCGACACAGTAGCCGCCCAGCTCACCGCAGTGGCTCGCGGTCAAAGATCGGTGAAGAAAACAGGACAGCATTAACCGCATGATTGAATTGACATTCATGCGAGCGCGCGCGCCATCGCGCCGCCGATTTTGAGATTCGATCAAGAAAAAACTCAACGCCTCGGCCGGCACAGCCTCTCCGCGAGCCCACCGATCGCTAGAGCGATGATGATGAGCGCCACAACGACATAGGCGCCGGCGCGGCCGAGAAGGTCACGGACCATTTCGTGCGCCGCCCGGCGCTCCCGTGAACGCAGAAGCGTTTCTCATTTCAGACCTTTCAGGGATTGCCGGGAGGCCGCCCGGCGCGGAACTAAGTGTTTTTCGGGACGTGCGGCCCCGACGCGCGCGGCATATGATCGCCAGTCGCAACATTTTTGCGAGGACGCCATGAATACCGCAACAGATTTGGCACGCTCTGCCACAGAGATTTCAACGTTTTCTGCGACGTTTATGTCTATGATCTATATTTTGAGCCGTTTCGTGAAGTTCGATCCGAGCGACGAATACACAGCATCTCTTATCGCTAATGTCGCCGTCCCGATCGGACTCATGGGGTCGATGTATGTCGCGATCGTCGTCTCGAATTTCTTTGCGAAAATTATCGACGATCAGGCGTGATTACCGGCCGGCGAGGCCAGCGTCGCGGCGGAGCCGCCATCGGACGTTCGCAGCGTGGCGGTCGCCGCACGCCACCAGCGAGGCCCTGTCGCGCCCCCAGAGCCTTTCGACGGCCCCGGCGCCGAGCGCGCCAGAGAGGCGGACAGGGCGCGCGCAAGGCGCGTCGAGATCGCCCGGCGCTGCCGACTGCGCCAGCTCGCGCACGGGCCGGGTCCGGCTGCTATTGGGCGAGCCGGTCGAGACGCAGGCTTGCAGCGCCATCGAGACAAGGGCGGCGATCGGCAGCATGAGACGCATCTTCGGATTCCTTCAGTCGGGTTTCGAGGTCGAGGCTCTTGCGGGCCAGCGCCTCCGATTCGGCGAGGCCGGCGGCGCGCGCCTCGGCAATGGCCGCCTCGCGCCGGACGTGCTCGGCGTCGGCGGCGCGCTGGAGCTCCAAGCGGAGCGCCGTGGCGCGCGCCTCGCACGCGGCGCGCTCGCGATGGCCGGCGACGAGCCATGCGATGACGGCGGCGAGCGCCGCCGCGCCGATCGGCGTTCGGATGACGGCCGAGAGGAGGCCAAGCGCACCGCGCGCGGCCGGGAGGAGAATGGCGAGGAGCGGCATTGCGTCACCGCCCGATATTGAGGCCGCTCACGGCGTCGTCGACGCGGGCGATCTTGACGAGGTGAGCGCCGCGCCACGCGCGCCAGACGAAGAAGGCGGCGGCGCAGGTGAGCGCGACGACGGCGAGCAGAGGCCAATAGGTGCGGAGCGTTTCGAGCGCGCCGACGCCGCTCTGGACCGCGACGACGGCCTCTTGCGCTTGGCTCGCCACGTCCTGCACCTGGGAGAGCGCGGCCGTCGCTCCGCCGATCGATGCCAGCGAGCCGGCGAGGCCCTGTTGCGCGAGATCGGCTCCCTTGACCGTGCGCGAGCCAGCGGCGCGGAGGTCGGATGCGGTGATCTGCATTTCCGGCTCGACGACTTGCTCGGCGCGCGGAGCCGCGAGCGCGCGCTTTGCGGCCTTCAGATAAGCCGCGCGCTGCGCAAGGCCGTTCCGGCCGCCGTTGATCTTCTTCGTCACATGAACGAGGTCGTCGGCGTCGGCGTCGGCGTTGAGTGCGCGCCTGCGCCAGTAATGCGCGGCGGTGAGAGCTGCCGCGGGGAACTTCGCGGCTTCCTCGGGAAAGTTCACGAGATCCTGACCGATCGCATCGCCGTAGGTGACATAGTTCGCGCGGCCGGTGACCTGGATCAGCCCTCGGCCTTTGAAGCGCACGCCATCGCCCGGGCGCGTGTTGCCGAGGTCTTTGCGCCCCTCATAGGCCGCGCCGCTCGCATACTCGACCGTGGTTCGAAAGCCGGCGCTCTCGTGCGCTAGTTGCGCGAGGAAGTGCGCGACGCGACGCGGGGTCGAAAGGTCCGCGACTTCGATCAATTCCGGCATGAGGCCGGCGAGCGCGGAAATGATCGACGCCTTTCCGGTCGGCGCGATCGTCTTCAAGACCTTTTTCCAATCGGTCATAGATCACCTATTTTCGTGGGAGAGAAGCGCCAGATCAGAGCAGATACGGCGCGGTGTCGCGGATGACCTCGAATATCTTTTGATGGCCGGTGAAATTGAAGTGCAGGCCATCGCCGTAGGCCGTGTTCATGGCGACACCGTCGAGCGCGGCCGATGTCGCCATGGTGAGGTCGATGTAGGGATAGCGGCCGAAATATCCCGACATGATGTCCGACCTCATGCCGAGGATGCGCGTGCTGTTAGCGGTGTAAGCCGCGCTGCAAACCAGCACGGGGGTTGCGCCGCGCGCCAGCGCGCGCGTGATGAAGGTAGCCGTCGATGTTCGCCACGACGGGCTCGGCGTGACATTGCCGAGACCAGCGTCAGCATTGTCGGGATTGGTTCCCATGTTCCACACCGCGTAAGTCGGCGAGAAAGGATCGAGATCGAGATCGAGGCAGGGGATCACCTCGTCACCGCTCGCGCCGCCGCGCGACATTGACAGCGTGTCCCCCTTTCCGCGCAATGCCTCGAGGCGATTGACGTAGGCAAGGTCATAGGCGTCGCCCAACTCGAGGCCGCCCTCGCTGTTGCTGTCTCCGAACCACAGCCAATAAGGATTCTGGCGCACGTTCGTGTAGCGATAGAACTCTTTCACCAACACGTCGCCGGAGATATGGACGAGTCCAGCTTTTCCCCATTGCCGGCCAGTGTCGGAATAGCCGGTCACGATATCGACCGTGTTCTGCATTCGAGCATGCGCGAACTCGAATTTCGAGCCCGTCACGGTGTCGATGAGCGTGAGGACATTTTTCAAATTGATCTTGTCGATTTGCAAAATGTAGTCGCGGCCGGTGGCGATCGTGAACGGGATGACGCCGCTCGTCTGCGTCGCGGCGACGCTGGCTCCGCCATTCCATCCCGACAGTTTCAGGACGGCGGCGCTCGCTCCGGCCGAGGCGTCGAGCAACGCGACCGTGCCATGATTGAACTGCGAGGTGTCCTGCGGAACGAAGCAGATTCCGAATTTCGAGGTCGCGTCGTTGAGCGAAAAGCGCGCGATCGTCGTCTTGCGTTGCGCGTTCGAATATTTCCCGAATATCGCCGTCGTCGTGTAGCCGCCGGCTCCCGACGCGTGCAGGCCATTGTTCCACGTCCAGCCGCTCAGCGTCCAATTCGCGCCCGTCGATGTCCCCGAGAAAGGCTCATAGCCGAGCAGCGTTCGGCCGCGCATCTGATCGGCGATCACGTCACGCGTCGTCTTCTGGCGCCGGACGATCGGGCGCATCGCGGGGCATGACGTGGTGGTCGCGATCGTCGCGCCTTCGTAGGTATAATTCAGGTTGAAGTATTTTGAGAGCGGAAGGCTGCGCACGGACCCCGCGATGCGACCGCCAGCGGGACGGCGGAACAGGAGCCAGCCCGCCTCGACGCGGATCGGAGCTGGCGGGCTGTAGACGAGATTTGAGCCGACCACGAGCGTCGATCGCCAGGAGTCGATAAACGAACCGGCGCCAGTCCAAATTTCGAAATCCATGTCGCCGGCGACGACGGGGCTGCAAATGACGCCGGTCAGCCACCCGCTGAAGGGGAATTCCTCGCCGGGGCTCGAAACCAGCGTGTCTTGGCCCGCGCCAAGATCGCTGGCTCCTGCATTGGCGACCAGACCGACTCCGTGTTCGATGACGCCATTGTCGGTCACCGCCAGCGCAGCGACCTCGGCATTGGATGACGCCGGCGCGAGATCGGTCGCAACTTCGGATGTGTCGTCGATGACGACCTCGAAAACAGTCTTGTAGGTCGATGCGGTGACGACTGCGTTGACGCCTCCGGTGTTTTCCGAGACGTATGTCGAAGCCGCGACGACAGCGGCGAAACCGACGCCGCCCGACGCAGATCCGAGGCCGACCATCGCACCAGCCGGAATTATCATCCCTTCCGGGAAATGTGTCCCGGCTTCCAGCGTCAGAGCGCCAGTCGCAGCGATGCCGGTAAGCGCGATATTGTGGATGATGTCGTAGTTCCCGTTCGCGCGCGGGCGCGCCACCATCAGCCGGCCCGTGCCATTGCCGATGGAGATGGCCCAGGTCTTGACCTTCTTCAGCCTCGCGGTGCGAGGGGCTGCGGCAGTCTCGAATGTGACTTTCGCCACGGGCGTAGAGACGCCCGTATTCGAAGCCGCTGTGCCGTAGGTCGTCGGGGTGTCGACGTACGAGGCCAGAGCCTCTGTCGCCCCGCTGCCCGCCGTCGCGACGCTCTCGGCGACGCTCGCCTCGAGTTCCGTGAAGTTGGTCTCGACGGCCGAGACCCGCGCATCGAGCGCGTCATATCCGAGATCCTCGGCGAATGCCCAAGCGCCGGCGCCGTTGGAAATGAACACGCCATTCCGGTCCACCTGCCCGCCGGTGTCGGCAGTCGAGCCCTCATTGGAGCCTGTGCTCGCATAGACGATCGTCGAGCCCGTCGTGCCTGCGAGAGTCGTCACGCGGCCATTGTAGCCCGCCCCGCCGAGCCCGCGCACATTGACGACCGCGCCGACAGAGAGGCCGTGAGCCGCCGTCGTCCCGACGGTCGCGACATTGGACGCGCGCGAGCGCGTCGCCGTCGTCGCGACCACATCGGCGACGACCTCGGCCGAGACATTCGCGGCTGCCGTCGTGTTAGCCAGCATCGAGGCTTCGAGCGCATAGGTGAGCCGGCCTTGCGAGATCAGCACCCACGCCGAGCCGTTCCAGACCCGCGGCTGATGGTCGGACTCGAAGACGAACATCATCTTCGCAGTCGGCGCCGTAAACACCCAAGCGCTGCTCTTATATTTCGCGTGATAGTTCACATAGGTCGCGAAGGCTCCCGTCGGGCTCGCTCCCACGATGTAGGAATCGCCATCCGCGGGGCTCGCCGGGGGCGTCGACGCGAGGCCCTTGACGCTTCCGACCTCGAGTGGGAACAGCGCGGAGAGCTGCGCCGCCGCGTTGGCGGCGGTGATGCGGAACGGCCCCTCGAGGCCGATTCCACGGTCCTTGTTGCCGAGAAATTCGTCGACAGTCGTAACCGAATCGATAGTCGTGATCACCTGCCCGTCTGCCATGTCGCCCTCTCTGCTTTTGGATATGTCTTCGGCGCGCCGTCGCGCCCGTGTCGGATCAGGCCGAAGTGACCTGGACGATGATCGGTGTCCCGCTCTCGACGCCAGAAGAGTCGACGAGACGGGCGCCGAATGAATATTCAGTCGCGGCTGTAATCGCTGGCGTCGTGCTGTCGTGAGGGCTCGATGATTGCGCGTCGAGCTGCGAGGTCAGATTGGCCCACGATGTCCAGTGGCCGACCCTGTATTTGATCAGCACATCACCGCCGGCCGGAGCCGTCGAGAATGTGAATCGCCATGTCGTCGCGTCGAGCTGCGCAGCTGAAAAGCTCGTCAGCCCACTCGGCCCCGGATCCGTCGCTCCGATAGTGTGCGTGACGATATCAGACCAAGCGGACTCTCCGCCCGGCCCGCCGGCCCCAGCGCGCATCTCGACGATGTCTCCGGCCGAATAGGTGGTGATGATCGTGGTTCCCGGATTCGCCCCGAACTCGATCTCGGTCCACACCGTATCGCCCTGTAGGCGATGCTGGAGACCGTAATAGGTCGTGGCTCCGCCACCGCCCGGCGACAGCGGGACATAGAGCGTAGATGTCCCGCTCTGAGGATCGAGCGCGCTCGAGTAGATCGCGCCGAACTCGGGCACGCCCGGCGGAGCGTCGCTGCTGCCGATGTCTTCCCCGACGACAGGATTCCACGCCGGCGCCTCGACGGAATCGGTCAGCGTGAAGATCTGCGGCGCATAATCGACATAGGTCACATGGCGCTCGAGCCCGTCGCCGGGCTCGATCTCCTTCACGACGAGGTCGAGCATGGTCGCCGATGCGAGCCCGAAAAATGCGAAATCGCCTTCCTCTGGAAGGTCTCCGGAGCCAACGAGAGTGAGCCGGTTCGTCTCGCCGGCGACGGTCTCGACAACGCGCTCCAGACCGATGTCCGGCTCGCCATCGGCGCTCGGCGGGCGGCGGAAGATCACCGCGTAATCCTGTCCCGCCTCCATCTCGACGACCTCATCGAGGATGACGGACTGTCCGGCGACCAGGACGACACGCCCGGTCTTTTGCGCCTCGACCAGCGTGTAATTCGTCAAGCGGACGCGATCGAATTTTTCGAACTCGATCGCTTCGTAGAGCATCGTGTTCGAATATTCCGCTGTCCGGAACTCCATCTCGTAATGTCGGCGGAGCAGCTCGCGGAAGATCACGGCGGGATGCGTGATCCCCGGTAGCGAGACCTCTTCGATGACGACGGGGTCCCCTTCGAATCCGGGGCGGATGACGAGGCGCTCCGCCTCTTCGAAGTTGTTGGTCTCGTCATTGAACTTCGCCCGCAGCGCATCGGGGCGGCGGACGAACTGGCGCCGAAAGGAAAAATCCGTCGAATTCCTGGGGCTGATGTAGGCTGAGACGACGGGCTTTATCCCATCCCAGGCGACGCTCCATTTTCCGGCGCGTTTGATCGGAACGGCGCGGCCCGCCGCTGCGATATCGGCGAGCACTTCGGAGCGTCGAGCCTCGAAATCGTGATAGCGATGATAGGCGAGCCCCAGCGGCTCGCAATGCTCGAACCATTCCTGCAGGCGCGCCAAGTCGATCTTCGCATCAGCGGCGGGGCGCGCGTTAGCCGGGCCCTGCAGCGCATAGCGAAACGCCGACGCGCAGCTGTGGCAGGCGTCCTCGACCCATTCCTGCGTTCCTGGATCCCATTCGAGCGCGTAGCGCTGCCCGAGAAAATTGATCTCGTCGAGATTGCCGTTGAGTTGCTCCGTTGCCCGGATGTCGGCGGCGAAGAGCGCGACGTGCACCGGTGCGTTGTTCGGATATTCCGGCCGGTAGCTGCGGATCGCAGTCCAGAACGATGCGCTGACCACCTTCCAGGGCTGCGATGTCTGGTCCCATCGGTCCCAGTCGTCAGAGTTGCGACGGAATCTGATCTCGTAGCGGCCCCGCGTTTCTGGATACCACTCCCAGCTGGCAACAAGCGGGCGCTGCTGCATTCCGGAGACTTCCCACTCGCCAAGGTCTGTCCAACTCTCCGATGATTCCAGCCGGGCCGAGACGCCGAAAACGACGGTCCAAGGCCCCTGTTGCGTCGTGGTGGTCTGCCCGTTCTGCTGGTCGTAATAGGCGATGAGCCCGCCGCGAAAAGTGACCTCGACGGCGACGCTATCGATCATCGCCGCCGTCCAGCGGGAGTCGGCGCCGAAATTGTCGGCGTGCTCTCGCAGCAGCTCGACGGACGCCTCCTCCTCGAACACCTGGTAGGGATAGATCGTCAGCGGGCCGTCAGTCGGCCACCCCTCCCGATATTCGTACGCCGCCTCCTTATAGCGATCGATCGGGGTATCCTTGATGCGGATATCCGAGATCAGGATCGGGCCATAGCCCGCCGTCAACGCGCCGAGCGAGTGCATGTCGCCGCCGACGACCTCGCGATGGGGAAGATTGATGTGCGACGGCGAGATGCGGTGACGGCCGAATAGGCACGGCATTGCGCCGTCCGGATTGACCGGATTGCGCCATCCCGAGATCGCATAGGTAGGCGATTGCGCGGCGGCGCTGCTGGCGCGCTGCGGCCGTACCGGTACCAACGTATTGGCGAGAAAAGTCGCCGCAGTGACGAGGCCGAGCGTTGCAGCTCCGGTAGCGAAATTCAGCGCGGCGCCCGTGAGCCCGAGCCCGCCGGCGCCGAGGAGCGCCGGCCCGACATAGAACTGCCCGAGCGCCGTCGCCGCGATCGTCGCCGACAGAAGCAGGACGGAGCGCAGCCCATTCGACCCGCCGGGAACTACGCGGATCACAGACACCGCGCCGGCATGGGGCCGATAATCGACCCAGCGCTCCAGATCGATGATCTCGCCATCGACAGTGACGCGAATCGGCGAGCCATCGGAGAGCAGATGCGCCGGCACCATCTCGGCGACGATTTCCGCGACCGTGACGCCGGGCGAGAAGGTGCGCGTCTCCTTCCGCGAATAATCGATCCAAGGCAGCGCAATCGCGGTGAGCCCCGCTTCGGCGGGACGGACTAGCTCGTTCATCGCGACGCCTCGACATGACGGGCAAAGGCGACGATGCGTCGGCTCCAGATCCCGTCTCGATATCGGATCGTCCCGACTCCGCTCTTATGGTCGGCGTGGAGCATCCGCCCTCCTCCGATGACGATCGCGACATGGCTCGCGTAATCGCCGATGCGGCAGAGCGCGATATCGAACTCACGCTCTGCGCCCATCAGCACAGGCTCCCATTCCGGGGACTGGCGCGCATCGGAGAGCAGCGCCGCGATATCGGCGCTCTCGCGCGTCGTCACATACGACTCGGTGTAGCTGGGCAGGTCGATTCCGAGTTGCTCGCGGAAGACGAGCCTGACGAGCCCGAAGCAGTCCACTCCGCTGCGATCGGCGCCGCGCGCGACGAACGGGATCCCGACATAGTCATTGCTCCAAGCCTCGAGCATCATCATCGGAACAGCCCCGGAAAATTGAGCTTGCTCATCCGATGCGCCGGGAAAGGCTCGTCACGATCGGTCTCGGCGATTTCGAGCGTCAGCGTCCCCGCTCTCGACGTGACGGAGGCGACCTCCCATTCGCCGACGTCGATTTCGACGATCTCCGGCGCCGCGGCCCGCACGATCACCATGGAAATCGTCGCCGGCTCCGGCGCGATCGTTCGAACGGCGCGGGCGAGGCTCCCGTCGAGATCATTGATGACGAGCTCGCCGCGGGGCGAGATATCGGTCGACTCCGGCAGGCGTGATCCGCGAATGGCGTGGATGTATTCGAGATCGTCGACCTTCGTTCCGCGGACATAGGGATCCAGCGAGATCAGATCCTTGTTGTCCGTCGAGAGGCGCACCGGCGCTTCGAAGTCGGGATGCGTGATGGTCGCCAGCAGGACGCCGACGTCATCCTCTTCATTCGTGCCCTGCAAAAGGGCGCGCATGTTCATCGAGACGTAGCGCATGCTTAGAGCCCTACATCGGCAGGATTTCGAGAGAGAGCGTCACTGCGTATTCGAGCCCGAACTGCGCGTGCGACGGCGGGTCGACGAATTGCACGAGCCATTTCGCGCTGATCCGGACGGGATTCCCGTCCGTGCCGAGGATGATGACGCCATTGCTGTCCGTGACCGGCGCACCGTCGCGGTCCTGATCCGGCATCAGGAATGGCTTCCGCCCTCTTCCGAGATCGACCTTCCAGAAATTCTTCAAGATCACGAGCCCGGTGAGATCGACGATGATCCGGCCTCTCACTGGCTCTGCAACGGCGGATGTTCTCAAGAAAATCGCCGCGGGACCGAACTCGGGCGGCGCGCGTTCCCGGCCATCGCCGAACGAGCCGGAATAGTCGTCGCGCGTCATCGCCTGCGGGAGCGATGCGGGCCAAACAGGAACCGCCATGGTGGATTAGGCGCCGGGCTTTTTGAAGGGGAGGACGCCTTGGCCGCGGCGCGTGGCGACGCGGCGCTCGATCGCCTCACGGCCGCCATTGGCGAGCCATTCGCGGCATGTCGTCGGATCGAAGAGGCGAGCGGCGCGCTTGCCGAGGCGGCCCTCGCGCATCGCGACGCCGCGCGCGACATGCGCCGAGACGAGCCGGCCCGAGACGAACTTGTCGAGCCCGCGCATCCCGCTCGCGCCCGGCACCCTGGCGAGGTCGACGACTTGTCCCGCGGTGAAGCCCTTGCCGATCGAGAACTCGCCCGAGGCGACGGCTTCCGCGATCATGGTGGGGAGCATTGCGTTGACCGCGGCGACGGCGGCCTCGCCGGCGATGCGCGCAATCTTCGCCTCATCGAACGCGGGCGCGCTCCGCCCCTGCCGCCACGCCATGAAGACGCGGATCAGCATCTCGCGAACGGCCGGCGCCAGTTCCGCATCCGAGCGCATCGCGATCAAGAGCGCCTGCGGCTCGTTGAGCCAGTATTCCTCGACTTCCGAAACGCGCCCCTTGCCGGATACGATTGGAGCCCCGCGGCGGGGCGTCAATCCATACCGCTGGAGTTCCGCGATATTCCGCTCGATCAGCTCGCGGATTTTGCGCGGACGCTCGAAGCCAAGCCGATCCGCGATATCGAGGTCACGGGCGCGGGGCTCGCCCTCCATCTCCATGATGGCGATATCCGCGATGAAGTTGGTCTGCTTTTTGTTTTCCATTTTCAGCCTCCATCGGCGCCCGGCCGACCAAGCCCGGAACGCGCGGGTCCGCTTTTGCGGAACCGGGGCCGACGGAGCCCAGGAATCCGCGTCCTCCCCCTGGTCAGGGGAATTTCGAGATTTCAGTTTGAGGTCTGCGTATATTCACTGAGCGCGGGCCACTCGACGGGCGCGCCCTGCCCTCGGCAATATCCCCCGGTTCATGAGGGAGATTGCTGATGAAACGGGTTGCTGCTCTTTTTGTGCCGCTGGCGCTGTCCGCGTGCGGCGGTCAACGGGTTGTCGTCAGCAAGTCGATTGAAGATGAGGTAAAGATCGAAATCCTTCGCATGGCGAAAGACCCCGATTCGGTCGAGTTCGGAGGCCCCTTCGTCGCCGGCCATCGTCTGAATTTTACGGTGATCTGCGGCTATGTGAATTGGAAGAATGGCTTCGGCGGACGTGTCGGATGGACGTTGCTGGCTTTCATGGTCGGTCAGAACGGCGGCCAGCACACATTGCTGCCAGATCCCTTGATTCATTGCGCGCTTGCGAACGCCACTCCGCCGCAGCCAAGTGTCTCCGCCGAATTGATGCGGAAGCATGGGATCGATGACCCGTTGGTTGTCCCCTCCGACTACAATTTAAGAAAGCGCCAGTAGGCGCGGTCAGAATGGCCGCGCGCTACGCCGCATGCCGAAGCTGGCGCCGAGCTCGCGATCGAGTTCGCCATTCGCCACCATCTTTTTGACCGCGCGCTTCAACTGGATTTCCAGGCTGACACCGCCATCGCGGCGCCGGGTCTCGCGCACTTCGGCCTCGCCCTGTGCGCCGACGAGCGTCACCTGCGTCTGCGGCATCTGGCCCGATCCGCCGGCCGGCCGCTCGCCATAGCTCTGCGGCGCCTGCGGCGTCTGCGGTGGGCCGAGATCGCGCTCCCGGCCGATATCCCGGAGCGACGGGAGCGTCATAGCGCCGCCTGGCGTCATCACGCCGCCCTCGGCGAACGCGAACGGTGTCGCGCCGGCGAGCCGGAGCGCCCTCTCCTCCGGAGAGCCGGGCCCGGTCAGAACGGCGGGGATTCCGCGCCCGCCGGGAAGCTCGACATGCGCGCCGCCGGCGGGATCGAGCCGGACATGAATCCCGGCCGGGTCGACCATCGGGATAAAGGCTTCCGGATGACGGCCTTCGCCGAAGAGAGCGATCTGCGGCGAGGTCGCGACTCCGCCGGTCGAATTGCGATGCAATGGCAGCTCGCCCCCGCTCGTCATCACGCCGCCATCAGCGAAACTGAAGAGCGAGCCGATGCTCGAGAGCAGCCCACCGCCGCCTCCTGAACTCGTGGCCATCGCCGCCGGCATGTCCGGGCCCATTCCGCCCTGCGCAACGGTCGGAAGACTGCCGCCCCCGAACAGCGAGGAAATCGCGCCGAGCAACCCACCGCCGCCCGCGCCGGCGCTGTTTGGAGCGGCTCCAGGAACGCCCCCGGCGACACCGCCATTGACGTTGACGACGCCCGCATTGACGTCCATCTGCGCTGTCGTCCGGTCCTTGCCGAGCCCGAGGAGATCGCCGAGGAATCCTCCATTTGTCGAGCCCGTCTGCCCGAGCAAAGATTCGGTGAACCTGCTGGTCTGCGCATCGATCAGCCGGTCCATCGCGGACGACATCGACTGTTCGAGCGCGGCGCCGACATCCTGCCTATGCGCGATCGCTCTGATCCCGCCGCTGAGCGTGTCGTTGACCGTCCCCCGCGCGAGGTCCAAATTCTCCCGGAGCCTGCGCTGCTCTTCCTGCCGTTTCGTCAAAGCGGCGTAGGCCTGCGCGGTGTCGTGGATCTTGCCGCGCAGCTCGTCGTACATCCTGGCGCCATCGGCTCCGAAGCGGTTCACGAGCTCCTGCTTGGTCGCGCCCTGCTGTTGCGCCTGCGTGAGCAGCTCGACCTCTTTCGTCATCTCCGCCGTCTTCTCGGCGGAGAGCCCGTAGACTCCGTTCTGAGCGTCGAGCAGAACGCGCTGGCGCTCGATCGATTGGTTCTCCTTCTGGAGCGCGTCCGTGAACGACGAGATGTATTCGCTCATCCGCAAATCGTTGACGCCGACACCAATATCTCTCGCCGATGTGGAGTCGATCACCGATAGGCTGCCGCCGGGTCCACTGTAGCCATTGAGGAAGCGCGAGACGTAGGAGGCGCCCGTCGTTCCGAGGTTGTCATTCGCCGCGGCGCCCTGCGCCAGCGGGCGGCCGGTGAACCAGACGGACGCAGCGTCCGAGACGCTCCCGTAGCGCGCGACCGACGCGCCGAACTGCCGATCGAAGACCGCATCCTGCGCCGTAGGATCGGCAAGGAATTGCTGCGGCGTCAGCTCGCGCCCGAGCGCCGCCTGCGTCCACGTCGGGATATTGGCCCCCATGACTTGATAGCGTCCATAGCCGCGATCTCCGCTCGCTGTGCGCGGGCCGATCGCGGAATAATCGCCCGACCCACGACTCTCGATCGCCGCGATGGCGTCGCGCGCCCTCGAAAGATCGAGCCCGCCGGCGACGAATGCCGGGACGGGCGCCGCGCGCTCCGGAGAGATGCGCGCGATCACCGCCTCGAGGACCGACGCGAAGCGCGTCACGGCATTGCCGGCGCGATCGAACCCGAGCATGAGCGGCGTAAGCCGGACATCTTCGGCGCCTGGCACCAAACGCTGGCGCATTTCCCGCTCTTGGATATCGATCCGCCGCATCGCGCGCTCGAACGGCGTTTCGCCCTGCAGGACATACAGTTGGTCCCTGGCGCTCTTCGCGAACCGGGAAGCCTCCGCATTCGCCGAAGCGACGGCTTCGTTCAGCGCGTTCTGCGCGGCTGTCGCGGCGGCGAGCACGCTATGCGACCGCTCGATCTCGGCGAGGAACGCGCGCTGCGCCGTGACGGCGGCCATGAGCGAGAAGCTCTGCCGGCTCTGCGCATCGATCTCGCGCAGCCGGAGATCGGATTCCAGATTGATCCTATCGACGACGGAGACGCTCGCGAGCGCCATGGCGACATTGAGCCGGGAGATTGCCTCCGTCACATCGTTTGCGCGATCCCCGAGCGCCGCGAGCCCGTCCTTGCTGTCGGTCAGCTTGCGAATGGCGTCCAGGGAGTCGCGCAGCCCGCGCAGCTGCGCCTCCTGCGGCATGGCCGAGTCGATCGCTGAAGTCGCGCTCTGCGAAAGGCGATCGAGCCGCTCCTGCTGGCGCAGCGCCTCGATGCGCCCGGCATCCTGCGGCGCGCTCTGTTCCCGCAGCCTGCCGTAGCGGATATCGAGCTCGGCCAAGCCGGCCTGCAGCGTCGAGAGTCCGCGCAGCTGCGCCCGGTCATGAGCCTCGCGCGCCATGTCGTCGAGACGGCGGGCGGATTCGGCGAGCGCCGCATTGCGGGCGCCTTCCGCGGCGATCGCCGCCAGCGTCTCGTCATGGGTCTGCCGAAGCGTCGCAACGCGCGCCTGCTCCGTCGCGATGCTCGCTCGCTGTTCGAACGAATAGGCGCCGATTGAGCGCACGGCGAGTTCGCTGTCCTGCCGCATCCTCTCCGCCGGCGTCTGGAAATTGGCGAGCGCCGTGGAGATCTGCGCGACGGCAGTCTTCGCGGCGGCCGCTCGCTCCCCGAGCGCGGCGAGACCATCCGCGGTCTCGGTCAGCGGCTTCAGAACCGCGAGCTGGCGCTCTGTCATCCGGCGCTGGACATCGTCCGGGGAAAGCTGATCGATGAGCGGGCCGGCGAGTTCCGAGCGGCGATTGAGGTCGATCCGATCGCGCTCCCGCTGTGCCGGCGTGATCTCCTGTGAGAGGCCGATCCGGCGCTCATAATCGGACAGCGAGCCCGCGCCCGGCGCCTGGAGAGCGGCCTGCGCCTGGCGCGGCAACTCGACAGTGCGGAACGTCGGAAGCAAAGCATCGAGCCCGGCGCCGAGGCCATCGAGCGCCTTGCCCGGAAGCGACGTGAAAGCCTCCCATCCGCGCGCGAGAAGCCCGGTCGAATCCTTTGCCTTTCGGACCTCTTCGTCGAAGAGGCGCGTCTTCATCGCTGCGGCTTCCGAAAATCGCCCCATTTGCTCCAGCGCGGTCACCGTCTCCTTCGTCGCCAGCGACACCGGGCCGAATCGGCGCTCGAATGCGCCGAGCCCCTGGTCCCCTACGATCTTCACGATTTCCGCATAGGCGTCGGAAAGCTCGAGCCCGAACGCATGGGAAAAGCGCGGCGCGTCGCTGAGAAGCGTCGGGATATTCTCGACTCCGATTCCGGCCTGGGCGATTTGTGCCGCGCCGGAGACGGCCTGTCCGCGCGACATCGAGCCGGAGCGCGCCGTCGCATCGGCGATCGCGGAAAGCTGTCCAGCCGACGCGCCAGCGGCGCGGCCGACGCCATTGAGCGCGCGCTCCAGCTCGGCCTGCTGATCGCGGAATCGCATCACGGCGACGCCTGCAGTCCCGACGACGGCGGCGAGAATGGTGAGGGGATGCGTCGCGACGCGCAGCGCGGTCGAGCCGACCTCGGCGATAGCCGCCTTGGCGCCGACGCTCGACGATGCGAGAGCGTCATAGATCTGCCCGGCCTGAGATGTCGCGATCTGAGGGAGCGACGCTCCCATGAACCCCATGGTCAGCACGTCCTGTAGCTGCCTCGACAGGTTCGTCCATTCGTGGCGCGCGAGCCCGACGGATTTCGCGTTGTCGTTCACGCCTTTCGTCACGCGCTCCAGCGGATCGGCTGTCGTGACGCGGGCGCCGACGATCTGCGTCACCGCGTCCTCTGTTGCGGATGTGGTCGCGCCAGCCGCCCCCGCCGCAACGGAGAAGCGCCCCATCGCGTCGCGCTGGCGCTCGACGCTGCGCGTCACGTCATCGATCGCAGCGGCTTCGGCCGCCGCCTGCCGGGTCACAAGCGCGGCCGCGGCGTCGAATGTCCCCGTCGCCGCCATGATATCGTTCCCGGCCATCTCATAACCGGCGCCGACCGCCATCGCCGCAGATTCCGCGCGCCCGGCCGCAGCGGAGAGCCGATCGAACGCGACGGTCGCCGCGCCGGCCCGCGCCGTCGCCAGAGAGACGCCTGCCGCGGCGTCGCCGAGCGCGCCAGATGAAGCGGCCGCGACGGGGTGGGTCATGACGGCGCTATCCGCGGCTCGCACGGCAGCGGCGTCACGGCCGACGCCGGCCCCGGCGCCGACATGCCTGTCCAGCCGCATCAGCGCGTCGGTCGCGGCGGCTGCGGAATCCTCCACTTCCGTCGCCATCTTGTCCGCGGCGCTCCCGGCAGCAACAGCGCCGAGCGCGGCGTCCTTCCCGACTTTCGCGAAGGCGCCGCTCATCTTCGCGGCGTTGTCCTCGAGCTTCTTCGCCGCCGCGTCGACTCCGCCGCCGATGGTCTTGAACGCGCCCGTCGTTCCGAGCGCCATGCGAGTCGCCTGATCTTCGAACTTGCGCGCGCTCGCCGCGAGCTTGTCGAGGGTGAGCGCGCCCTTCTCGGCCTGAGAGGAATCGATGGCGAGGCCGAGCGTCGCGACATCAGGCGTTGTCACTGGCCCCTCCTTTCTTCCGCTTCACCGTCACAACCTTCGTCATGCGGTGCAACCCGTCCTTGATCTCGCGCTGCTTCTCGGCAAGGCTCGCCGCTTCCGCCGATTGCTTGGCGAGATAGAGATCGTCGAGCTCTTCGATCAGCTCGATTTCCCACGGCGCCAGCCGGCGCCGCGACATGCGCAGGAACGCATCGATATCCGGCCATTCGACGGGAGACGGCCCGGACATCCCCGGCGCCTTACGACGCCTCAGACGAGCCCAGATATCCCAGACATGCCGAAGCGCGTCGGGGAACAGCGGCGTCGCGAGCTCCGCCTCGAGTTCGGCGACGACATCCTGCCGGTTCTTTCGATGGGCGCGGGCGAGGCGCGATTCCAATCGGTCGCGCCGCGTCCTGCCCTCATCGAGATAGTCGAGATAGAAGGTGCGCTCGGCGTAGCCGATCAGGCGTCGGCCGAGCGCGTCGTAAAAGCCTGATCGTCGCTCAGGAATTCGAGCGCCTGGACCAGGAGAGCGCCCTTCTTCGGATCGGAGAGGAGCTTGCGCGCGTTCTCCGGCGAGAACGGATAGACCGCGCCGCCGAATTTGAACTCGCTCCACCCGAGGAGGCGATCGACGACGAAGGCGATGTTGCGGTCGCGCACTGCGGCGACGGACTCTTCCGGGGCGGTCCATTTCTTGCCGTTGACGCGGGCCTGCTCCTGCTCGTGCTCGCGATGTAGCCGTTCGCGAGACATGCGGTTGCGCTGCTCGATCGTCTTCTCGTGGCCGGGCCCGGCGAACGTCCATGTCCAGTCCGACGGCTTGCCCTTGATGACGACCGTCATCGTCGCCTCGTCGGAATAGTCCAGGTCGGAGAGGTCGAATTCCTTGCTCATAATTCTTCCCCGATCAGGCGCCGACGGTGTCGACGGAATAGACGCCGGTGTTGATGCCGATGTTGAAGTTTCGACGCGTGACGTTCGACCCGTTGCCGAGGTTAGCCTGACGCGTCATGACCATTCCGGCGTAATAGTCGACCGACTCCGTGTAGCTGTCGCCGCGCGCGTCGTCATAGATGACCTTGAAATAGTAGTCGTAATCGGTCTTCTCGGCGTCGATCAGCGCATTCTGGCCGTCGTCGAGCGGGTCGCGTCCGACGACGACATTCTGGGTGCCGCCGTTGCGCGGCCCCTTGATCTTGCGGACCCGGCGGTTCTTGAGCGCCGTGAAGGTGATCTCGTCCGACGAGTCGCCGATCGTGCCGAGGTCTTCGACCTCCTCGACCTCCGTCCAGCCCGTGACCGCTTCGAAATGCGCGATTGCCGCCGCCTCGCTCATCGCATTGATCGCGTCGACATCGGCCTGTGGACCGATAAAAAACCGCGCGCCCGCGGTGGTTTCTACTGCCATTTTACGTCCCCTTTCCAGGTTGAGATAGAGTATCTGCACCCCGTTGCTGTCGAGCAGCGGCACGCCGGCGCTGTCCAGGACCGGCGCGATATATCGTGTGATCGCCACTGCTATTGCCTCGCGGCCGAAGAAATCATGCCGTGAACGCGCGCCAAAGAATGGTTACTGGAGTCCGCGTCCATTTTTCTTCGGAGATAGACGCGCCGACGCTCGGCCTGCCGTCGATCTTCAGCGTGAAGCTCCCATCGCCCGGCCGCAGCGGCGTTCCCCTCTTGAAGTGCGCCGCTATGGCGGCCCCGATCTGCGCCGGCTTGATCGCGCCGGAACCCCGCGGCGTCACGACAGCGACCTGAAAGATCCCGCGCATCAGCGTCGAGGCGCGGTTCCCGATAAAGGGCGAGATGTTCCGGTTCGGGAGATAATCGACCGCGAGCCATGTCCCCGCCGGCGGGTCGAACGGCACATCGGGCCAAGCGATCGGCAGCGGCGGCGCGAAGGTCATGTCTTCCAAATGCTTGAAAAGCAACACAGGGATGGCGACTTCCGGCGCCTCGCTCATCGTGCTACGCTCCCATGATGCGCGATGACGACGCCCCGCCCCTGATGACCGACGCAGAGATCCATGCTCTGTTCAAACGGTTCATCGAGACGACGGGAGACCGTCACGCCGAGACTGAACTCGGCGAGAAGACGTTGCGCTCCGTCGAGCGGTTCGTCGTTTGCTGTATGCTGATGATGTTCAAAGAGGTCGATCGCGCTAACGCGAGTTCGAACGAACAGCCGCCTTCGCGCGACTGACCGCTTCGGCGGCCGCCAAGTACTCTTCCAACTCAGGCCTTCCGCATCTCTTCACACCGTAGCGCCGGTGGAACTGGGTATGGCACGTCTTGCAAAGCGTTATCCCGTTCGACACCGACCACCTGAGTTCCTTGTTCGCGCAATGTGGCTCTACATGATGCGCGTTGAGGTTCCCGCCGCTGTCGTCGCCGCACTTTTGGCACGTGAAACCATCGCGCTCATATACGGCCATTCGCCAAGCCGACTGTTTGAACGCATCTCGGCGGGCTTCTCGTTCCGCATCTGATATGTCTTCGCGCCAGTTCGGGTTGCTGTCACCACTGTATGGGCGAACCTCGCTCAGAGGCTTCATTTTCACCATATTGCTTTTCAGAATGCGCTCAATAACAGCCCGCGACACAGAGAACTTATCCGCGACAGAATCGACGCTTCCGCCGTCGGCACGATATGCGGACACGACCTTACGTTCGTTCAGAACTATACGATTCTTGGCCCGCGCTCCGCGCTTCGTCTCATTGTGATGGCGGATTCTAATCCCGCCTTCTCTCAACCGGCGCAAAACTGTCGAACATTCAACGCCGAGGTCGCTGCCGATATCTGTCGCGTTCATCCGGCAAATTTCATAAAGCCACGCGGCCCTAACAAGATTGAATGGCGCTCTCGCCGACCGAACAACCCGCCCCTTCCTGCCGTCTCTCCTGGGTATGCCGAGTTTCTTTATGATTTGGTTGAGGGTCTCGACACAACACCCGATCTCGGCGGCAATATCTCCCACCGGACGCGCCTTTACCGAATATTGGAGATCGAGCCATTCACGGTCTACGGCGTATGGCCGCCCTTGTGTGCGCCCACGGTTGCCTACTGTGTCCTGCTGCAATAGATTCGCATCAGCCATATCGAACCTCTGCCGTTCGAGTGGTTAGGGCGGCACAGGTGTTACCAGCACCGTGTCGCCCGGCTATTTTACCGCATTTTTCGCTTCGCGCACTGATTCAGAAACGATTTCTCCCCAATTCTGCGCGGCGAGTCTAACCATAGCGCGGGGTGCCATCTTCTCCGTTCCGAACTCGACGAAGATCGAGTAACTGGCGGAAAACGACATCCAAATTGTTGCGCTGAGAGGAGCCCCCGCAATCACGAGATTGATAGGCCCCGCATCGACTGCATATGTCTTTCCTGCCGCTCCTCTCGACTCCGGCATGATTGCCGAGGCACCAGACAACGAAGCTGTCCACGAATGAACGAGATATCCGGTGTCGATCGGGGTTCGCGACATGACCTCTTCGTTGAGCTTCTGTGCTGAAAGGCGAAAGACGGCCTCGATCCGTTCCTTCGTCGCGCGGACCCACGCGTCAACTTCTGCGGAGAATGTCTTCTGCGCCATTCAGCCGCGCCTCCTCCGCCGCGTCGGCCTCCTTTTCCGCGATGACGCGCTTCGCCATCGCGACATGCTCTTCGGCCCCGTCGATCCTGCCGACGGCGAGTTCCATTTCGCGCAGAAAATCGCGCCATTCTTGAATCGGCGCGAAATAGCCCGGCGGATCGATAAACGCCATCATCGCAAGACCCTCTCGGCCTCCACCGCGATACTAGATAGGAACGAGCGGGCGACAGGGGAGGGCTTTCTGGCGTCTGCCAGCTCGTATTTATACGCAGACAGCACGCCAAGATTATGAAGAACGAGGCTCATTGCATGCGAATGCGAGGCGGCAAGCTCGTCTATCAATTTGTTCCGAACAGCCGGATCGTCGCGGAGTTCGCTAAGCTTCGCCTTCATCCGATCTATGACGAAGCTGCTGGCGGCCTTGATCTTACGCTGAGCCACCCGATCGGTCAATTTACGCGCCGCCTCGGCATAGTACGATGATCCGTCGTGACCATGCGCCCAAAGTCCTTTCAAACCTGGGAGCGACACGAGCATGAAGATGTCCTGGTCCGAAAAGGAGGTCGACCCCGGATGATTATGGTGGACCATGATCTCCCGAGACGGATCGCGTAGCGCCGCCCCCGTCTCGGCAGAGATTCCGACCTTCGATCGCTCTCCAGAATTGTCTTCCAAGACGGCGCCCGTCGACAGATCGAATGCTCGCAAGAACTCCCTGCCTTCGCGCCGCCCGTTCTCCAAGACGAACGATTTCGCCGCTGCGTCGAGGGAGGGAATGTCGACCTTTGGCTTTTCCGGCGGACGGGGCGGCGGGGCCGGCGACGGCGGCGGCGAGACTGGCCCGGCGCTCGAGATGAGCTTGCGAACGTAGTTGATCTTCACCTCTTCACGACAGCGGCACTGCACCTCGTCGTAAGGCGCGTGCATCTGCGGGGCCATGCCGGCAGGCACCGCATAGGCCTGCCGCCATGGCACGCCCTTGCGGTTCAGGCGCTCGACATCGCGGTGATTGTGACGGACCCGCTCATCACCGGCGGAGTGCGGGATCTTCAGGAGGTCTTGCTCCTGCACCTGCCCCTTGTCGATCGCCTGCTCGTAGGCTTCGATCTTTGCCGCGCCGAGCGCGCGGATCGTCTCCGTCCGCGAGATCGTGTCGGCGCGATATTTCAGCGAGCGCGATCGATACGCCGCGACCATCTTCGCGCGGGTCTCGGCCGGGATCGGCTTCCCGTCCCTGATCGCGCGCAGGACGGCGGCATCAAATCGCTTGTCCCTGAGCCCGCGGCCGAGCGCGTTGCGCAGATCGGCGGGATCGGTCGAGACGAGTTCGGCGGCATAGCGCCTCTGCCATTGCTCCTGAGTCGAGGTCAACCCGATGACGCCGCCGGCGCGCTTCTTCGTCCGCGGGTCGATGCGCCCGACAAGATCCAGCGCGGTGTCGCGCGGGTTGCGCCCGGCCTCTAAGCCGGCGCGCATGTGCTCGCGGATCATATTCCGCTGATCGTCGACGATCTCCGTCACCAGCGTCGAGGATTTGTCACGCGCCCATGCCTCGGCGCGCGGAGATCGGATGTCGAACAAAATCCTGATCAGCGCGCCATCGGAGCCACGCGCCGCTGGGATCGTGTCTGCAACCGCCGACCCGCCGGCGCCATAGGCCGCGACGATCTCATTGCGGAGAGGCGCGAAGTCGTTCGGATCGAGTCCAACGGCGCGCAGCGCTCCCTCGATATCGCCGACGCGCAGCCTGTCTTCGAGCTGCTTGATCGACACCTTGTCGGCTATGCGCTGAATCGCGGCGAGGAACGCATCGCGGATGCGCGGCTCGAATTGGTCGAGCAGAGCGTCGATGGGGTCGCGATTTGACGGCATCAGGCCGCAGCGGTCTCGTCAACGAGGATTTTGACGATACCGCGAAGCATCTCGATCTTGAACTCGTCCCCTTCGACGAGCACATGACCCGCTGCATCGACCGCAAGGACACGTACGACGCCCGCCTCTTCATCCGCGCAGACGACATTCTTCAAGAGCGAGCCGTCCAGATAGACGCGCGCATTTATGAGACCCGGACGATAGTCCGGGTCGTTCGGATCGGCTGAAACGCGCATCGTCTCGCCTATCAAGCCGAGCGCGCGAGAATCGCCAGCAAATATTTCGCCGTCGCGCCCGCCGAATTTGCGACGCGGATGATGTCGCCGGTGCCGGCCGTCACGGTCGCGAGGCCCGACGCGGTGCGATTGATTTCGACGCAGAAATCTCCGGGGCCGATCGGACACCGCGCATTGGCATAGCCGGGCACGGTGTTCGTTCCGCCGCCGGGCGTCAGACTCGTGGTGTTCGCCGCCGCAGCGGGGTCGAGCGGCTTGTTGATGATGGCGAGGGCGATCAGCTTCGCGGCGGTGAAGGCGGCGCCGAGCGCATCGGTCAGAACGCCGGCGAGGTCGATGTCATCGTTCGCGCCGCTCGCGACCGTGCGCTCGGTGACATGGAGCTTGTCGAACTGGTTCGCGCCGGTGCCGTTCGCGAGCAGCAGCGATTGCGCGATGTCCATCCGGATGTAGGGCCCGCCGAAGGCGTTGGCTCCGGACTGCGACGTGGTGAGGGAGAAGTCGATCTTCGCGGAAACGCCCATCTTCATGTTCTCCTGTTTCGCGCCCATTTCGGGCGGCGGGATTGCTCATAGGCGGCTCCGAGCCGCAGAACGATGTCTTGTATCGCGTAGGCTTCGAATTCGATGGAGGGCTCGCGCTCGCCCATTTCCTTGCGGATCGTCTGCCAGACGTGAACGGCTTCGTGCGCGAGCATCGCCATCACAGCGACGGCGGACTTCGCGTCGTGGCGCTCATGCAGGCAGACGATGGCCGTGACATCTCCGGTCGTCTTGTTCGCGAAGGTGGTCGCGCTCGCATCCGTCTCCGGGAACTGCTCGCCTGGGCAGCCGAGCCGCTTCATCTCGCGGTTCCACGCCGCCTCGGATGGACAGAACCCATAATGGACGGGAAAGAAACCGGGGTCGCACCATATGATGCGGTCTGCTTCCTCGCGCTTCTTCATATGCGGGCCTGGATCTCCCAGAACACGACCGTTCCGGCGGGAGAGAGCGGCGCGACGCGAACGATCTCATGCGCGACGCCGCCGATAACGAGCGCATCGGATTCTGTCGGCGTGATCGAGAGGCCTGCGGTCGAGACGAACAGCCGTTTGTCGCCGGCCATGATGCGCGTCCCGTCGATCTGCTGAATCGTGTAGCCGACCTCGACGACGAGGCAGTCATGATCGGTCGTCGTGATGATCGGATCATAAGCCGTGCCAGAGCGCGATGACCTGCGGATCTGTGCCGTCTGTCCGGCTTCCGCGATGGCGATTTCGGCCTCGGCCCTGATCTCTGCGTAGTCGATGGCGCTCATGCCCGATACAATCGCCCCGCGACCGACGACTGCCCGCCGCTGCATGTGAAGGGTCGGATAAGCGCCATGACCGCCGCCGACTCCGGCCGGCTTTCGTTCACACCCGCGAGAGGATTCGCATATTCGGTCTCGATCGGGCCGATGACGCGGCGCTTGACGGCCTTGCTCGGCGTCACGACCGGCGACAGCGCGCCGGGCGTCGCCAACTCGATCAGCGCGAGCTCGCAGCACGCATCCTTGATCTCGCCCGGTATTTCGTCGGACGCGATTCCCCACCCCTCGCCATCGACGACGCCGGCACGTGGCCAAGCGAGCGCCTGATCGCGGCCATGGGTGCGGACGCCCGTCCATGTGATGGAGCGCGAGAGATGGGCCGTGGCGCGCCTGATCGCCGACTCCTTGTCTGCGTCGTCGCCGGTCCACGCCGCAGCGCCGCGCGCCGCATGATAGGCGTCGCACTCGGCGAGGGAGACGAGGGCGTCCGCGTCGGCAAGCCCGGCCCCGGTTTCGACGGTCAGCATTCAGTTCGCCCAATCGCTCGAGATGACGCCGCAGCGCCGGCATTGCGCGCCCTTCGGCGTCAGCCAAAACAAGAATTCGCCGCACTTGCAGCGCCAATGCACGTCCGGCTCGACGACGTTCTTGGGGGCTCCCCACATGCGCCCGCACTTCGGGCAATCGACATGCAACGAGCCGACCGGAGCTACGCCGGTCCACTCATGATGGCAGGCGCCGCAAATGAAGGTCCCGGCCAGATGCGGGACCTCGACTTACTCGCACTTCCCCGGCCGGAGATCGACGACGTTGCTCACTCGCGTCTCCCTCGCCCCAATTTCAGATTTTCAGAGGTCGCGTCGATATAGGCCCGCACGATGGTCATCACTTCGGCGCAAGTCAGAGGCGCGCTCGTATGCGCGAGCTGCCAGACGATCATGCGGGGATGGTCGTCAGCCCGCCACTGGGCGATGATCCACTCGCCGACCTCGCGCGGGGTCATGATCGCGCCAGAGGCTCGCTATTTCTGACCGCCGGCGGCGATCTCGGCCAGCGCGGCATTGGCCGCTTCCTCGGTCGGGAAGCCGGGAGAGACGATCACTCCCCCGGACTTCACGAACCAGAGGCCCTTGGGGCCCTTGCTGACGGTCGGGGGAGGCGGCTCCGAGCCCGATGCGCCGTTGCTGCCATCCGCGCTCACGGGCGCGCCAGCGGCGCTCTCTGCCGGTCCAGTGCCCTGCCCCGCGGCCGCGGCGTCGGGCGGTGTCTCCTGCTTGCCGGAGCCGGCCCGCTCCGGCGCCGCGATATCTTCGCTCTCTGCCCGCTCGGGCGCCGCGCCGCCCTGCCCTTCCTGCGCAGCCGGCGCGCCGTCTGCCTGCGCCTGTCGCGCGGCCGCAGCGGCGTCCTCTTCCGCCTTGCGCATGGCGTCCTCTTCCGCCACCTTGCGCTCGGCCTCGGCGCGGGCCTTCTCCTCGGCTTCGCGCTTGAGGCGCGCCGCCTCTTCCGCCTGCGCCTGAACGCGAGCCTCATCGATTTCCCATCCGTGCGGCCGCCAATTCTCGACCTCGTCGGGATGGACATCCGCCGTCTTGCCGTCGTCGGCGCGGATCATGGGGACGGTTCGGATCATATTCTCGCCTCCTGGATAGCCGCCGGCGGCGCAAGGCCGCCGGCCACGCAAACGTCGCTCAGCCAAGCAGCACGGCGATATGCTCGGACTTGACGCCCGCCGTGCCCCAGGCGAGGCCGACCTCGATTTTGATCCGGCGATACTGCCGATACAGCGCAACCTGAAAAGTGAGCCCCGAAAGCGGATCGGTAACCGCCATCACGTCGTCGGCAGCATCTCCCCCCTCGGGCATGGCCGGCTGGCGCGCCGCGAGCACCAGCGCATTCGGGGAGAAGCCGAAATTGGGCGTGAAGCTGTTGCCGACGGTGATCGCATTGCCATCGGCGACGGCGACCCGGAGACCGGGGTTGCCGATCTTCAGATTGCCTCCAGACAGCGCCGTCTTCACCATGTATTTGTTCGCGGCATCGGCCGCGAAGGTGACGACGTCGCCGGCAAGGATCGTCCCGGCTCCGGTATCGGCCGGGATCGTCACGTCGCCGATGGCGTTCGTGGTGCCCGAGTTGGTGAAGTAGCCGGCGCCCGTGCCCTTCGTGTGAAGGGAAATGCCGCCGGAGTAGCCCATCACAAAGCCCTGGAGCATTCGCATCTGGCGCTGTCGCAGCATCGCGCCGGCGTCGCCGGCTTCGTTCACCTTGAACAGCACGGGCTGCTTGCCTTCGAGCTTCGCTTTCGCGGCCGAATTCAGAACCATGACGCGGCCCGTCTTCGGCGCGCCGTTGTCATCGAGAATTCGGTTGGTCTCGGACAGGTCCGTGAGATCATCGGCCGTCGCAAACGGAGTGGTGCCGGCCGTTCCATATGCCCGCGATGCATTCGCGAGAGCGGTCACAGCGAGGTCCGCCTCCACCGCATTCGAGAGCATGCGGAAGGCTTGCTCGAACTGATTGGCCAGGATCACGTTGTACTGGCCGAACTGGGAAACCGACTTTTGCTCCTCGCCGGTCCAACGGATCGGATAGGCTTTCGACTTGGTGATCACGACATCGGCGTAATCGAGCACATGATCGCCGCTGTCGCCCGGATTGACGCCGGGCGTGATGTCCTCGAGCGATCCGGGCGGGACGATCGGGGAGCGGACGGTCTGGCCGACCGCCCCGGATTCCGCCGTGGCGTCGCGGCTGACGTTCGGGATGAAGCCGATCTGCTCGCGAGAGACGACATCGAGCGCGGTATAGATGGTCGGGACGAGACCCGTGAGGGTATTCGCCATCGGATGGTCCTTTCAATGCTGAGGGTGCGTGATTGGGCCATCCGGCCCGCAACGCCGCTCCTCATCCGAGGCGCGGCTGGTATTCGGTCAGTCGACCAGAGAGACCTTGTCGACCGTCATCGCCTTCATCTGCGCCGCGGCGTCGAGGCGACCGAACTCGGCGCGCGTCATGGTTTTCGCGCTGCCGGCGCTGCCGGCGCTCGGGCGCGCCCCGGTGCCGCTGGCGCCGGTGCCCTTGAGGATGTGATCCTTCTGCGGATAGGCGGCGACGAGCGAGGCCATCGCTTCGTCGAAATCGGCGATCTCGCCGGGGCGCGCAGACGAATAGATCACGTTGCCGGCCTGATCGTAGGCAACGACTCGGCCGTCCTCGAGCTTGAAGTTCTGCTCGAAACGGGCCTGGACGAGATCGACGGGGATGGACAGCTTGTCCTTGATGAACTGCGACCGTGCGAAAGCGCCGCCGATCTTCTCGGAATGGAGCGCGTCCTCGAGCTTCGCGACCTTCGCGCGCTCGGCGGAGAGCTGCGCCTCGAACGCCTTCTGCGCTTCCGCCGCCTTGCTCTCGAGCGCGCGCGAAATGCCTTCCTTGACCTTCTCGACCTCGCCGGCGTCGATCAGCTTCTTCGCGTCGATATTGGCGATCTTGTCGAGCGCGTCGCGCGCGGCGGCGGGATCGATTCCCTCGAACGCCTTCAGCTTTTCGAGCGCTGCCTCTTTCGCTTCTCGATGGGTCTTCGCCTCGCCATTGAGCCGCGAGATCGTCGCGGCCGTGCCGGGGAGATCGATAGCGGCCTCGACGCCATCGTCATTCACATAGACCGGGCGGCCGTCCTTCACCTCGGCATAGGTGGCCCCGTCCTTCTCGATCGTCTTCAGTTTCATTTGCTGTCCTCTGGCTCATCCGAGCCCTGCTATGGTGCATCCGCACCGGGCGCCGGCGGCGCGACGCCGCCGGCCTGGGTTGCCGCGCCGGGGACAATCCCCGCCGCCGCGTCTGCTTCCGCAGCGGTCGGGTCGCCGGGCGCTTCGTCGAGAAGGCGCTGGCGCTCCTGTTCCGCATCGAAATTCGATGAGAGCTTCCCGCGCCTCTTCAGCTCCGACCACAGCGTCTCTTGCGAGAGATCACCGTTCTCGCGGGCCTTGATGAGGTCGCCGCTCCCGTCGTCGTCGCGAAGATCGAGCGAGTCGTCGGACGCCATCTCGACCTCTATCGAGTCCGCTTCGCCGAGCCACATCGCAGTCAGGGCGAGCGCGTTTTCGAGCGTATCCTTGAAGTTCAGCTTCAGCGCTTCGATGACGCTGATCGCTTTGTCGCCGGCAAATGCTGCCGTGACCGTCGTGATGTTGCCGCTCTGCGCCGTCAGCGGTTGCCGGCCCAACTCGCGGAGCGCTTCCTCCGTCGCCTTCACCTGATCGGCGAGGAATCGCAGCGACTCGGCGCTCGGCTCGATGAACTGCCATTCGCCGTGATTCCCATCGGAATCCATCGGCGCATAGAGGACCGTCTTCGGCCCGACGGGAACCGCTATCGGCTTCCCGTCTTCATCCTTGGGCGGCGTGACTCCATTGCCGGCGAGCATCGGGAACGCGGTCAGCTCGCGCGCATATTTCAGCGCGCTCTCCTGCTGGAAGTGCTCGACCTGCAGTTCCGCAGCGTCCCGCAGGACCGGCTTGATGCGCCACGACGCGCCATAACGGCGCCCGGCGACGAAGGGGACGATCGGAATGACGCCGATGCTGATCGGCCCGCCGTCGCGACGCAGCCACTCATCCGCGCCGCCGGCGCTCGCCTTCTCGACACGCTCCCAAAGCTCCCATGTCGCCGGCCCGGCGGAGAGCGCGTTGCCGAGCTCGTCGCGCTCGACCTCGCGGTCGAGGACGCGGACGAACTGGCGCTTCTTTTCTCCCCATCCGTCGCGCTCGACAGAGCATTCGGCGATGCGGGCATGAACGAAGGTCTCGACTCCGCCGATCATCTCCGAATAGACGGCGAGCATCTGTTGTGCGGGGACATGAACCCAATAGGGGCGCGCGCCGATTTCGGCCTCTTGCGCGACCGTCGCGCCCTCAGGGACGCCCTTGGTGTAGTCGACAAAGATCCAGTCCAGCGCATAAGCGACGCCGGCATAGAACGACTGCGCCGCGAATTGATGGAGGTGCGAGCCGTGCCCGTCGATGCTTTCGATGAACGACCCGACCCGCGAGCTGGCGCCCGTGACCGCGATCTCGCCCCCGAACGGCTTCGACGCCAGCGTCTCGACGATATCGCCGAAGATGTTCGTGAACTTCGCGTTGGCGAGGCGGAACTTATAATCCGCGTCGGTCTCGTTCGGGAACTTCGGCAGATAGGCCGCTCCGGCCTTTCGCATCGTCTCAGCGCCGCCGAGGAGCGCGTCGACCAAGCGCCAATAGCGCCCCATGACATCGAAGTCAGAGGAGCGCTGGTCCGGTGTCTTGTTCGTCATAGGTCAGCGAGAGCCCGCGTAGGTTCCGAAGATCGGGGAAGGCGCGACGTTCCCGAGCATCAATTCCGATATCGCCCACACCAGCGCGTCGGCGCGGTCCGGCGAGCCGTCCCCCGCATATCCATCCCCCGTCATCATGCAGAGTTGATCCTCGAGCGCCGGGAACGTCCCGACATGAGAGACGCGATTTTGCTCATAGAGCGCTGCGACAGGCTCCGCCCGAGCGACCTTGCTCCGGCTCGCCGTCACTTCCTTGTAGGGGATGCTCCGATCGACAGCGCGAATGACATTCTCCACCATCGCGCCGCCGAAGTTCCGCTCCGCAATGATGCGGTCGGACTTGAACTCGCGATAGGCGGTCACGGCGCGCCGCCCCCAGCCATCCGGGGAGAGCTTGCAGGATCGATCGGCGAGCACATAGGCCCTGCCATCGACTCCCTTCCCGGCGACCACGATTCCCACTTCGTCGCCATCGTCGCCAGCGCCGCGCGTCCCGCTCGGGTCGATCGCGACGACGACACGCTGCATCTCCGGAGCCGACTGCGTCCTCGCGCCATCGATCGCGTCGCGCGCCCAAAGCGCGCCGGGAACGTCATCGAGAAGCTCGGCGTTCAGCTCCTGTCGGCCGAGGCGCGTTCCCTCGTAACGGCTGATGATCTGCTTGAAGAATCCTTCCGCAAGATTGGCGCGGTTGTCGTACGTCGAGCCCCGCGTGACGACGGCGGCGGGGTTCGCCAGCAGCGCCTTCAAGACCTGCAGCGGCTTCGGCGTCGTGGTGATGACGCATTGCGGGTTCTGCCCGAGGCGCAATCCGAACTGCAGCATGTCCCAGGTCTCCTGCGCATATTGCCAGGCGCACAGCTCGTCTGCCCATGCCGCCCCGAATTGCGGGCCGCGGAGCGCCTCGGGGTCCTCCCCAGAATAGAGCGTGGCGATGGCTCCATTCCGCCAAGTCAGGCGGCGCTTCGACGGCTCATAGGTCGGTCGATCCCAGGGCGGGGAGCAAGCGAGGATCCCCGAAACGCCCTCGACCATCACGTCTCGGCCATCGGCCGCGGTCGGCGCGACGAGCGCGATGCGCCCGCAGGACTCTTTCAGCTCGCGCACCCACTCGGCGCCCGTCCGGCTCTTGCCGAACCCGCGACCCGCGAGAACGAGCCAAAACGCCCAATCCCCTGGCGGAGCGAGTTGCTCCGGGCGTGCCCAAAAGCGCCAATCGAATTCGAGCGCAGCAAGCTCATCGTCGGTTAAGTCAGCCAGTATCGCCTTCCGCTCCGCCTCGGGGAGCGAGGCAAGCGAGGCGGCGAGCGATTCTGTCACGCGGGCTCACCTGGGCGGTTTCGATCGGGCCGCCGTTCGGCCCGGAATGCTCGACCGATGCGAGCCTGGGGTGCATGTAAGGGGCCGCCGCTTTGGCGGCGTCCAGCGCCATGGCGTCGTCTTTCTTCCGCTCTGCCCGACGCATGATGGTGATCATCACCTCGAGGGGCGTCTTCCCTCTCGCGGCGATCTTCTCGGCGACCTCGCGGGTTCGCCCGGTCAATCCGCCTTTCTTGCGTCCGGCGCCGGGGCGGGCGCCGCCATGGCCGCCAGTTCTCGCCATTCTTGAATACCTTGATTTTTGACGGCCGATTTTGATTTAGCGGTGTGGCGGTCGTCTCATAGTCCCCAGAGCCGCCCCGGCGACAATCTGTTAGACTTATGCGTCGGGTCTGTTAGACTTATGGGATGGCCATTCGGTTTGTCCCTTGCACCCCGCCGCGTATCGCAGACGCAGAGCCTGCGACGCCTCCCGAGCCAGAGAAGCCGAAGAGGAAGCGTGCCCCGAAGGGGAGCTTCGATCGCAACGCGTATCAGCGAGAACTGATGCGGAAGAGGCGCGCGGCGGAGAAAGCCGCGAAGGGCGCGCCATAGGCGCTCCCGCTCTCTTGGCGGTGTGAGAAAGGGACCGGACGGCGCGATAGCCCCGGATCGCTCGCGGGGCCGCGCTGTCCTTGAACAGGCGCTCCACCCAGCGCCGGCCGATATTGGAGCCCTAGGCAGGATTTGAACCTGCGACCCGCCCCTTACGAAGGGGCCGCTCTACCACTGAGCTACACGGGCAGAATTGAAGACCGCCCCGCGCGTTTCCCGGCCTAGGAAACTGAGAGCGCGCGGGGCAGGTCAACCCACCATTCCTGGCAGGGAATGCTTTCGAGACGCCGGGGCCATAATTGCAGCTATACGCCCCAGGAGACGCAGCGGCATGCTGCCAGCCATCTGCTTGCCGGCGTCGCCGCCGACTGCCGTCTCGAAACCTTCCTGCCTGCGTCGCGGCTCGGAGAGTATGGGGGCTCTCCGATCGCCAAAGCCATGGTGCGTTAATTCGCCGGCTCTCGCCGTGGCCGCAGGCACTATATGAATTCTCGCGCTTTCAGCCTCCTGTGGGAGCGCCTCGCGCGTCGGTTCTTGGGTTCTAGGCAGCTCGTTGAACACCGAAAAACAACGAGGTCCTAGGGGGCGGCTTTACGCCCCTTGCAAAGCGTGCGCGCTGCGCGCGCCGGCGGCGATCGGAGCGCCTGGGTTGTTCCGGCAGAAGCTGCGATGTCGCGCCTCGGCTGCATCTTTCGGCGCTGCAGCGTCGAAGTCCGCCAAGATCGCGGAGCGGTCGAAGCTCGCCTTGTTCCCGTCGGCAAGCAATTCCTCGAGGAGGTCCTTGAGGAGCGGATAGTTCCCAGAGCAGCCGAGGGTTCCGCAGAGCTCCCGGGCAACCGCGCCGGGGCTGCGCCCGGGCGTCGATTCCAGTTCGATCAGTTCTTCGATCTGCGGCCGCTTGTCCATGTGGGGGTGCTCCTGCTGTGTCGGGCGCGCTGCGCGCGCCGCCCACCCGGCCCTACATCAGAGCTCCGCGAGGGTCGCGAGGTTTCGGGCCGGGCAGGCGAAGGGAACGAGCGGTTCAGCTTCCTGTCCGGGGTCGACGACCGTCCAGGTGCCATGGCTTTGTGACGTTGCCCGGAAGACGCAGAGCGTCCGGGGCGTAGCCATCTCCGATCAAGCTCTCGCGCGAGGGGCGCATTCTTTGAGGCTTCGCTGGCACCCTCAATCGCTGAACCGCTCGAAACTGATGGGGCGCTCCGCGCCCGCGGGGTTCTGGCCGCCTCTCAGTGCCTCAGGCACAGCGGTGACCTTATCTCGGGCGCGAGAATTGCCGTTTTTGTCTCGCTCCGGCAACGAGTTTTTCCCGCGATATCTTCGGCGCGGCCGCGCTGCAGGGGCCGAACGACCTCGGATTTCGGGGATATTGCGGGCCGTTCGATATCTTCGCGGAATCTGAGTTCAAGTCGCTGTTTTTCCCGCGGCGCCCAACGCGCTTCGAATCCGCCGGCGTCGGGAGGGAGCGCCCCGCGCTTCCGCAGGATGGCGGCGGCATAGAGGCAGGCATGCAGCGCCATGAGATCGCCGGCGGCGACGCGCGGGTCTCCCACCATGCGCTCGTCGAGGCGGTGTTCGCGGATGATGGCGGCGCGCGTCATTTCCTGCCGCCCCTCTCGCGCCCATAGGCCGCGCGGACGCGCCGATTGATCTCGACGAGCAGCATGGCGTCTTTGAGCGCTCCCGTGAACCCTCGATGCTCCATCGCGTCGAGAGCGACCTTCAGCCATCCGCGGACAAAGATGTCGCTCTCCTTTTCGAGAGCAGCCGAGATGATGCGCCTCGCCTTGGCGTAGCCGGCGCCCTCGCGGCCGAAGCAGAACCCTTCCTTCGCGCATTCCCCGGCGTCTGAGCACGCCGGCGGATAGCCATGGCAGAGCGCCATCGCCGCGCCGTAGGCTTCTGGCTCCGCATCGTGCGAGATATCGGGGCCGGCGCTCACGGGCGCACCCCGTCTCTAATCACGCCCTCGAGGATGACGCGCATCGCCGCGTCGACACGGCGGTTCGCCGCCGCGCGCGAGCAATTCAGCGTCAAGCATTCTCGGCTGAAGGCCCAATTTCTGGCCTCGCACTCGATCCATAGGCGGAGCGCTGTTCGCGCGTTGTCATGTTCTGGTGCGCCGAGATAGCGCATCGGCCAATAGATCGCCTCTTCGATGCGGGAGATTTCTCGATCGCCGCCGACCCCCATGTGCGCCAGCGGCGCGCCGCCGGCGCGCGCCTGCTTTGCGCCGGCCTGCAACGCCGTCACCTGGTCCGAAAACTCGACCTCCGTCGCGTAGAGCGCGGGGTCGGGCCAGAAGCTGCGCATTGCGCCAGGCCCGACACGGCGGACCAATCGCTCGCACCCGCGCGCGGCCTCACGCAGCCGGACCCGGACATGCTCGACCGTCCATTGGAGCTCCGCAGTCCTGATCACAGACGACGCCAGCAGCCGCGCCGCCCGTTCCGGGCTGAAGCGGCCGTCAGCGTCTTCCGAAAAGTCTGACATCGCGGCCATGTCAGATGACATTTCTGACAGGACGCCATCATCACGCTTGGCGCGCTCAAATCCGCGCATTGTGGATTTCGCTTTTCCTGCCATCGCTTATCTCGTAATTCCCTGGAGCGGATCAAAACTCGAAAACTGACATCAGCGCTTTGCCGGCTGTCAGAACAGCGGCTCGTCCATCCGGATCGGCGGCGGCGGTTCCTCCCGCTGTTCGCCGCGCGCGTTCCCGGCGCTGTCCGGCCGGCGCGCGAATCCGCGCACCTTTTTCCCGGTCAGCCATACGAACGGATTTTGCCGCATGATGATGTTGAGCTGCATCAGCCGCTCCCCGTGTCGCTTCATCGCCTGCGACAGCTTGTCCTGCCGCTTCTTCGGATCTGCCTCATCGGCGCCGTCAAACGCCATGCCGGCGAAGACCTCGCCGAGCCGCTTCCACTTCACGACGCGCGTTCCCGCCGGCAGGCCGAGCGCTGGCGGCGCGTCCTCGCCGTGGTCGCTGAGCGCGCGATAGATCGCGCGCAAGAAAACCTCGCATTGCGGAGTCAGTCGCGTCCCGGCATCCGTCGCCTTCGCGGTCTCTCCCGGCTCGCCATCCGTGTTCGGCTCCCGGACGACGCAGCTCGTCACCGCCTCGCCGTCGGAGTCCTTTCCGATCTCGACGGCGGGCAGAACGAAGCGCCATTTCCGGCCGCTCTCGCCGTCCTTCTGCTTCGCCAGCTCGATCTCTCGAATAGCGCGCCGGTCAACGTCCATTTCATCGAGCTTCTCGACCTTCAGGACCGAGTCCAGATTGGCGAGGATCGAGGTGTGGCCGCGCGGCTTCTGCCCGCCCGAGTTCATATGGTGGACCAGCATCACAGCGCAGGCGCATTCCTGCGCGATGCGCTCGCAGCGCGCCAAGACGGGCCCGACGTCTTTCGAGGAGTTCTCATCAGCCCCTGGCGTCGCCGTCGAAAGCGTGTCGATGACGACGAGCTCCAAAGGGCTGTCGAAGGTCGAAGCCCAATGCTTCGCCTCTGCGATCAGCGCCGTCGTCGCGTCATCGCCGGCATAGAGATCGACCGGCGCCGGGAGGAGCACGAAGGGCAGCTCGACCTGCGACTCGAGCCCATGCTCGATGCGATATGCCCTGAGACGTTTCTTGATCCCGCGGCCGCCCTCTCCGGCCTGATAGACGACGCCGCCGCGCCGAACCTTTGCGCCGAACCATGGCACGCCTCGGACGATCGCCATCGCGAGGTCGATCGCGAGAAAGCTCTTCCCGGATTGTGAGGCGCCGACCATCATCGTGCGCTCGCCTCGCGTGATGACACCCTTTACGAGCCATTCATGCTCCGGGCCCGGCATGTCCAGCTCCGTCCAGCGGACGGCACGGAACTTCGACTGATACGGCGGCGGACGCAGGTAGGGCTCGCTTGTCAGAATAAACTCTTCAAGCGTCTGGGGCTGCGGGAGCGGGTCTAGGACGGTAGGCGCTGCGCTCATTCTGCCGCCCTCCCGCGCGCAACCTCGCGCGCCACCGCCGCGCGCGTCTCCTTGCGCAGCGCCGCCAGCGCATCGGCATGCGCCCGCAGCGTCGCCTCCACGGCTGAGATATTGCCGAATGCGGCGACAAGCTCGGCGTCGCCGAGATCGGCGAGCATCAGCGCCGCCTGCACGATCATCTCGCGCGAGGCGACCGAATGGCCGCGCACATTGTTGCAGGCCGCATGAGCCGGAAACACCAGCCCGAGCGCGGTCGCGCGCGGCAGGGCCCGCGAGAACGTTTGCGGCGTGAAATGATCGGCGGTATGCGCCTCGACGATCGCGCCGCCGCAGATCACGCAGCGATCGGGGAAGCGCGCGGAGATGCGCCGCGCTGCGCGTCCTTTCGCGCTCATTCGGCCGGGCCCCTCCGTAGCGCCGCATCGAGCCGCGCGCCGCGGCAAATCGACAGGAACCGGATGGGCTCTATGTCATGGGCTCCCGCCATCAGAGCAGCGCCCCTGTCGTCGCGGGCGCCCACTTTTCTTTATCGGCGAGGATCTGCTCCCACGCCGTCGGATGCTGCGCCTTGAAGTCCGGTATGCGAGGCCCTGCGACATAGCCGCCCTCCCCCTTCACCAGCCATCCGGTGTAGGGATCGGTCCAGCGCGTCGGGGAGAGCCGGAGCGCCTTGAAGTCGTTCCGCGTCACCGGGCGCTCGGAGAGCAAGATCGCGAGCTTGATCGCTTGGATCTTCCAATGCGTCAGAGCGACCGGAGCGGACGCGCCGGCGACCACATCCGGGACATATTCGGGGAGAGCGAGGCGCTTCGCCGGGCACCAGTCGTGCCAGTGCTTATCCGTCCATTCCCTCGCACCATCCGGAAGGTCCGGCAACATGGCCGGACCTTGAACCGAATATCGTCTTTCCTCGCGCGGGCGCGGCGGTCGGCACGAGATCACCGTGACGCCGAGCGCGGCGCAGATCGGCGCCAGCCCTTTGGTCGCATCCGCCGGCACCAGCACAGCGCGATAATCAGGACCATCGACGCACCAATGGTCCGATGCGCCATGCAGCGCCTGGCAGAGCACGGTCGGGTTCAGAGCGAGCTTTGCCTCGATCCCGATCTGAGCGCCGTCCGAAGAGCGAACTAGAACGATATCGAAGCCGCAGGTCTCGGCATAGGCGACCCACCCATTCTCGCGCCGCGCGACTTCCTCGAGGAACGCGGCGCATAGATCGGTTTCTTTGGCGAAGAGCTTGCTCATGCGCTCTCCTTTGCCTTCGCGCGGCGCCGCTCATTCCGCAGCGCGTGAAGGACTCGCGCGACTTGGCGCTCGTACATGCCCAGCGCGTAAGCGATCTCGCAGGAATCAAGGCCGAGTTCGAAAAAGCTCGTCTCGATCGCGGCGACACTCGCGCTGCGCCGGTCATCAGGCATGAGCAGATAGGAATCGTCGAGCGCCATTATGCAGTCTCCCTCTCCCGCTTCCTTCGCTTCAACCTCGACCCGGCCCGCATCACCGTGACGAGCGCGTGGTCTCTGAACGCGTATTTCACGCCGCCGCTCACCAGACTCCTGGCGCCAGCATTCGCCGCATCGGCGCAGTCCCGCATCAGCGTCTCTTTGACTCGCTCGATGAGCGCAGGCTCTTCCTGCTCGAGCAAAACGACCAGCGCGGAATCGCTGAACACGCGCACGGTCGCCGGCCGCAGCCGCTGGCGAGCGGCCTCGATATCGAAGCCCTCGACGCGTTCCAGGTAACGGAGGATGGCGTGTGGCGCGATCATCATGGCGCGACTGCCCTCCCCTGCCGGCGTGCCGCCTTGGCGCGCGCTCTGGCGCGCCGAAGCATTTTCGATGGTGTCCGCACGATGATGACCTCCCGAGTGAATGACCGCCCGTCACGCCGGAACTGAAACCTCACGCGGCTGATCATCAGAATTTTCGCTCGCGCTCCATGCGCCGCAGGCATTCCTCCGGCGTCTCGTTCGGAAGAAGGTCGTAGCCGCAACCGACGCAGCCACCCTTCCACGATCCCGAGCGTTCGCCGACCTCGCCGTTGAACGTCACGTCGATGCTGCGCCTGATCCTGCGCGGGAACGAGAGCCACATGAACCAGCGCCACCGGCACTCGTATTCGTCGACCACCACCGTCGCGATGCGCTCCTGGATCTCGCCCGAATGCAGGACGTAGCGATAGGGGAGCTCGACGCGCCAGCGCGGCAATTCGCTGATGAAGAACCATCTGTCCTGATCGCTCGCAGGGAGTCCGATCGGCGGTTCGCCGTGCTTCGCCCGAAGGCTCGCGAGTTCGCTGATCCACGATCGCCCATCCGCAGCGAGGATCGAATGACGATAGAACTCCCATGCCCACGGGAAGTGAACGATCTTCGTCCTCGCGCCCCAATGCAGGTGAACGCAGGACAGGTTGTCCTTGTCTAGCGAGAAGCCCCACGAGTCGGACATATCGTCGACGGGCTTGCGAGGGGCGATCGGCAGGCGAATGAAAAAGTTCGGCCAGCCGATATGGACATGCAGGCTCCAATGGCCGTCATCGTATTCCCAATTGATGAGATCGAGCGCGATTCCGAATCCGCCGGTGATCTCGACGTTGCGCGACTTCAGCCGCCACGCGCGCCCTCTGTCGACAAGGCGGAATCCGGAAGCCTTCAAGAGCGTGTCGACGAATGCCATTTCACCTTCTCCTATGTGAAAACTATCGCCGCCGTGACGACGAATAATCGCGCGGCTGATCGCCCAGATCCTCCAGCGTCGCGCGCATCGCCGCCACGATCTGCGGCTTCCGCGTTTCGAACAGCACGAGCAACCTCACGATCACATCGAGCCGCACCTCTCGATGCGAGCCCCATGGCGCGCGATGCTCCGTTGTGTCTTTGTGCATATTCTGCAACTCGTCGAGGATCTGGTCGTAGCTGTAGCGCCTCGGCGAGGTCGCGACTTCGTGCGCTCGTTCGGCGGGTGTGCTGCTCATCGCGCCGCCCTCTTCATCGTCACGATGCATGTATTGACGTTCGTCCCGCTCTCTCGAAACGAGCCTGCCGGCAAATCTCGGAATGAGCCGCAATACCGCTCGACGAGCGCGCGAAACGCGATAGCCTTGCGCGTCTCGCGGAACTCGGTTCCGGCGCTCATGATCGCGAAGAGGGAGCCGCCGGGCTTCAGAAATTCGAACGCGTGCGTCACATGGTCGATATCGCGCTCTCGGTCGAATGGCGGATTCATGACGACGAGGTCGTAGGGCTCGAACGCGCTCGGCCGCAGCGAGAGGAAATCGGCGCAGATGACGCGGTTGTAGATTCCTTTCGCCTCGAGACCGGCGGCAAGCTCGGGCTGGATTTCGACGCAATCGACGAGGTTGTCGAAGCGATACTCATTGGCGTAGCGCTCGCGCGTATATTCGTTCCAGCCGTTCATTTCGGCCGCCGAGTGGACGCAGCGCCGCGCGAGGTTCCCGGTCCCCGCCGATGGCTCTAGGATGCGCAGACGCGGCTCGTCCCTGCGTCGCAGGATCGGAATGCCTGAGACGCACCCGCGCCCGTTGAAAAGCTCCTCGACGGCCTCCGGCGGCGTCGGGAAGAATCCGAAGCGCCGGGACGGCGTGAGCTTGCGGTCCTGCAGCGGGTCCGCTTCCTGTGTCGCGCCGTCCGCAATGACCTCACCGTAATATTCGGCGAGCAGCTTGTTCACCTTCTCGACGAGGTCGTCGCGCGAAAACCAGAGGTGCGCATTGCCGTTCTTGTATGCGCGGATGCGGAAGTACGGCGTTTCGTGCTCGCTTTGCGCTCCGCCGAGCTTTGTCTTGCGTCGCGACAATTGATCGATGGCGGATTGAAACGAACCCTCGGGATGACCGTCCAGCACGGAAAAGACGCGCTCCACATCGATCAGCTTGTCCCGGATCCAGCCGCTATTGAGATAGCCGTAGCTGTCGAAAACATAGGTCAGAATGATGCGCGACCCGATCTTGAAGCCGTCGTGCGACTTGAAGCGACGATCGAGTTTCGAGAAGACGTTGGCGATCCCTCGGCAGAATATCATTCCAGCATCGCCGAAGAATTTTTCCAGCGTCGCATAGACGTTCTCGACCGTGATCGGAGGAAGCCCCTTCTCCATTTCCTTTTGATTGATAATCTGCCCGTACCCGTTGACCTTGTCCGGGACGTAGGCCATTTGGGCGCGAAGCTGCTCCTTCGCCTCATTGTCCATGAGCCGCTCGAGTTCCGACATCTTGACGATGTTCGCCCAGGCGCCGTTCCCTAGCAGCTTGCGCGCGGTCCGCATGTAGCGGTCGCGCGGCGGGAGATTGAGCGCGTTGCGGAACTGCGCGATCTCTTCCGCCCCAGCGCCGCCGAATGTGCGTAGCTGGCCCCTGTCCGCGTCGTGCGCGCGCTCGTGCGCGGCGCGCAACGCCTCTTGCGCGATCTCCAGCGCATCGAAGGCGCGCTCATAGAGCACAAGCGCTTCGTCGTGCGCGCGCACGATATCCTCGACCGTCTGGCGAGGGATCGGGAGGGCCGGCCCTGCGCTCATGCCGCCGCCCTCTGCCGGCGCGACAGCAAGACGTCGTTCCAATCGGACCCGTCCGGAGCTAAATGAACGAGCACCTCGAGCCCGAGGCGCCGGAACCGCTCGGCTCCCGTCGCCAGCATCGCGCGTGTCATCGCAGGGTCGCTGTCTCCGTCACCGATCAGGATGAGGCGGCGGACGCCGGCCGGAACCCACATCGCTCCGCTCGACATGTCCGGGTCGCCGTTGGGAATCGTCGCGTTGGCGTGTCCCCTCGGCGGCCGAGGATGCGGCTTCGTCCCGGTCGCGCTCCCACACATGTTCCCAAGGCTATAGGCCGCCGCGATCGCCGCGCCGGCGGCAGCCTCCCCAAACTCGCCATCGCGCGCCATCGCGCGCCAGCTGCACGCCGTCTCGATCCCCTCGGCGACGGCGAGCGTCTCGGCCGGCTCGCTCAACAGGATGAGCCCGCCGCCCATCCTGAACGCGCCCTTCTTCGCCTTGTTGCGCTTCCTGTCGCCGGGCGGGCGCAGCTTCATCGGTCCCGCCGGGTCGAGATAGGTCCGATGGACGCCCTGCAATGATCCGTCCGGTGCGCGCATCGCCGCGAGCATGCAGTCGAAGACGCCGAGCTCCACCTCCTCTTGGGAGTCGGAATCGACGAACCCGCGATAGGAGAGATTGTGGACGAACCGCAGATCCGCAGTCGAAAACGTGTGAAGAAAGATCCCGCGCCTTTCCAAATAATCGTCCGCGGCCGTGAGTTCGATCGGGCGCCCCTGAGAGAACAGCCTCTCGGCGCGCTCTGCCCCGGCCCGCTTCTCTGCCGCCTCTTGCTCGCGGCGCGCGATCTCTTCGTCCCGGCGCTCTTCTTTGCGCTCCTTATCGATCGCCGGGTCACGCTGGCGCGCGCTCTCCTTCGGATCGCGATCGGGCGCCGACTCGTCGAGGATCGCTTCGCAGATGCGGATGAAGTCTCTCTTCGGATCGAGCCCTTGTATGTGCGCCGCCATGTCGATGACGCCGCCGCCGCCGAAGCCACGGCAATTGAAAACGCGCTCGCGTGTGTTCACGCTGAAGCGATCGGAACCGCCACAGACCGGGCACGGGCCCGCCAGTTCCGCGGCGCCCGCCTTCTTCAGCTTCGCGCCCATCGCTTCCGCAACGGCGCGGATATCGGCGCTCTTCGCGCGCTCGACGAATGAGTCCCGGTCTTCGCTCATCGGCGCGGCTCCGGGAATTCTCTGACGAGAAGATCGTCCGGTAGCGGCCTCTTGCCGACGTTCTGTTTGCCAAAGAATGGAACGCCGGCCGCGCGACATTGGGAAAGCAAGGCGCGTGCGTTCAGTTCGAAGTCATTGTCGCGCGCGCCTGGGCCGCTCTCGCCGCCGGTGATGACCCAGTCGAGGCCTTCGCACGGAGCGCCAGTCAGGTCGCACCGCTCGAAGCTCTCGCCGAGAGCGACATGCGTGCTCCCGCATATCGCCTCGCCCATCCACATTCTGAGATCGATTGGCCCGAGCAACGGCTCGCAGCTCACGCCGCGAACGGCGGCCGGCGTCGCGAGAAGATCGGGAATGCGCTCGTCGGCGCGGGGCTGATCCTCCGCCGTCACGCCGAGCCATACGTTGGGGAGCGGCCACTTCTCGATCGATAGGCACGGCGACTCGCGGGGCGCGAACGTCAAGCCGAGATGCTCAAGCGGCTGGTTGACCTGAGCCATGTCATACACTTGCTGCGCGACACGCGCGTTCGCCGCCTCGAAGTATTCCCGCATCCGCTTCGGCCGCTTTGTCAGCACCTGGAATGTATGCTGCGGCGACAGCGCCATCACCGCGAAGACGCGGTCGATCCATTCGTCCGGCACGCTCTCGTGAAATAGATCGCTCATCGAGTTCACGAAGATGCGGCGGGGCTTTTTCCAGTGCAGCGGCTTCAGCAGCACGCTCTCGGGCGCCTGCTTCAGAACGCCGGTCCACACCGCCTTGCCGTTAAGGACCTGCGTCGTGCCGGCATAATGCGACGCAGACGTCATGCGTTCGATCCGCGCGGCCATCACCATCGCGTAGCAGTTCGTGCAGGCCGGGGACACGAGGCTGCAGCCGACGATCGGGTCCCATGTCTCATCACACCACTCGATCTTTGACATTAGAGCGTCCCCATCGCTGCGAGATATTCGATCATGAGCACTTTTGGCTCCGGCGCATGGTTATCGATCCAATCATCAAGATCACGATTGCGCTTGCGGCTATTGCAGCTAGAGCAGGCTGGAACCATGTTCCCGGCTCGGCTTGACCCACCATGCGTTACGGCGATGGCGTGATCCCATGTCGTCGCTGGCGCGGGGCAATAAGCGCATTCGCCGTCGAACATTTCTAGAAGCATTTCCGCCGATGATGGCGCGATACGATCTACGGCCCGACGGCGAAAGTCGCGCTGGTTCTTCCGATATTCTCGAAAGCCTTCATCAGCGGCATATCTGGCCCGCTCCTCAGCGGCGAGGCAATCGCGGCAGGCGCCTTGACGGACCGAGTCTGCCACTAGCCATTCACGGCAGCCGCGGCACCATTTAAGACCTTCTGCCGCCTTGCGCCGTCGCTCCTGTTGTCCGGGCCTGCTCGGCTCGGCGCGGCAATAGAAGCGCGTTCTCCGACCGCCTCTGTCGACCATCGCCGTCGCATCCGTCCATTCGATTCCCGTGGCGTCAGACATTGGCCGCCTCCCACCCGTTCCAGGAGCGCCGAGTCAGCGGAACGATCGCGAGCCGCTCCTCATGCCGGACAGACTGCCATCGCCACAGCAGTCGCTCCGCAGCGCGCCAACAATCGCGCTCCGACTTCTCGTTCCGCCCATCGAAAGCGACGGTCGAAAGCAGCGCCTCTCCGCCCGTGACGATGCCCAGATGCGTGACGCCTTCCATGCTCGTGCTCATCATTTCTTGAATCCCAATGCGAGAAGCGAATGCTCCGGGACATCGTGCCCGGCGCCGACGCGATAGACCGGCTCGCCTGTGCTGCGGACGTAGGCCACCGGCCACGGGCCTTTCCATCGGACCGGTCCTCCTTCGTCATCGAACGCGATGCGCGACTTCACCAAGTCGATAGTGGCCCGGACGTAAGATGCGTCAGCCTTGCTTCGGACCTTTAGAAGCTCGATCGCGATCGCCTCGCCCGTCATGCCTTCCCGCAGCATCCGATAGGCGATCTCGCGCATCGTGGAATTGGTGGGATCAGCCATGCTCGACGACTCCTCTCACGATCTCGCGGAGCCGCGCGCTGTCCTTCGCGACATACTCGACGACGCGCGCCGCGATCATCTGCGGATCCACCCCATGCGGATCACAGACGCGCTCGATCTCGCTCATCGCCTCACGGGAGACGACGACCACGAATGCGGTTTGAGCATGCGTCTTCGGCACCAGCCGTATTCCGTGCAGGCGCAGGATTCTGAAAATTCGGCTCGTGTTCATTCCGCGCCCGAGCGCGTCCGCGATCTCCGCCGCAGACGATCCGGTGACCGCGAGACACGATGCGCGCAGGACCTCGCTGAACGGGTAGCGATGGCGGCGAGGATGTTTCAATTCGTCTGCCCTCCAACGATACGCGGCGCCGCGAGGACTCCGAGCCCGGCAGATTGCGCCCGCGCCAGCGCGGCGCATGCCCTGTCTCCGGCTGCGAACAGGCACGTCCCTTGCGCTGGCGATTTGCCGGGACGGCCATCCCGCCCGATGAATTTGAGCTTCGGCGCCACGAACAGAATCGCGTCCGCTCGCCGCGCCGCGCGCTGCCACCACGGCGCCGAGGTTCGATCCGGCGCGAGTGCGATTCCGTTGGCATGAGCGAAGAAGCGATCGAGCCATGGCTCTATGCCGTTGCGACCGCCAAATGGCGGATTGAGCCAAACGAATCCGAACCATTCAGTAGTCAGCCCATCAGCGTTGACGCAATGCACGTTCTTGACCGGGATCCACGGCAGCTCTCGGTCGATCGGATATGCGGGGTCGAGATCGAACGTCTCGCCGAGCGCGACGAACACATGCGGCGGAGTGTACCACTCGCTAGTCGCGCCGACGGATTGCTCGTGAAGCGCCATTATGCTGCGCTCCCCACGTCGAATTTCCCGGCCTGGTCGCCGAAGCAATCCCACCCCGGACGCGACTCGCGTGAGAACACCTCGGCGTAAGGCCCGGCGCTGTACTGCTCGATGCGCAGATAAGATTCGCTCGGCTTTCTCGAATGCTCGCGGCGCGGCGCGATTATGATTTCGCGGACATCGCGCCGGAGACGCTTCGGAGCGCCGGACTTGAAGAGGAGGCAGTCCTCGCCGTTCTTGCGGGTCGTGTATCCATGGCCGACGAAGAAGGAGTCGCGATGGACGAACATCGCCTCGCCGCCATTCGCGCCGACCTGATGCGTCTTGATCCACAGGAAGGCGCGCCCCGAATAGCGGACCCCCTGCTTCCGCCATGCCGGCGCGATGACGCGCCAGAACCGCTCGGCGATCGGCGAGGTAATCCAGACGAAGAAATGACAGCCGTCCGGGCTCGCCAACTGGCCGATCGGAAGCGCCGCGATCTCGTCGTCCGACATGCGCTGGTAATGCTGCGGGCGCCCTTTCGTGCCGCCGGAAAAGCGCCACGGCGGATCGAGCACAACGGCTCCATAATGACGGCGGCGGAGATTGCCGAAGGGCCACGCGGTCATTGCGCCCCTCCCGCATCCCGCACGAAATATCCACCGTTCGCGCGCTCGAGCTTCGCGCCGACCATCGCGCAAACGAACAAGACCGCGATCCGGTTCTGCGCCTGAGATTGCGTCGCCAGTTCCGGCCCGCCGTCCTCATCGTCGCCGTAGCAAAGCTCGATCATCTCGGCGTTCTGGACGACCCGGCCGGGCTCCGCGAAGAGCGCCACGATCATTCTTCGCTCCGCCGATCGCACCCGGCAGACATGCCCCCGGAACCCGACCCAGAGCATCCGCGTCGAGATCACCAGCGCGTCTTTGCGATCCTCGGAGAGACTCCGCACGCGGCTCTCCACAAAGTCCCCGATGACGAGCGACGGCAGCATCAGCGCGGCTCCTGGAACATCACGAGCTCGCGTGGCTGCACGCGCGCATGTGTCGCGCAGGCCCAATCCCAAAGCGCAATTGCGTCCGCTGCATCGGTGTCGCAGAAATCGCGATCGACATAGCCGAGCAGACGGCAGCGATCGAGAACGAGCTGTTTCGGGTTCTCCGGCCGCGCCCGCCCGAGGAAGTGCTTGCGCACCGTCTGGACGTTCCCATCGACGCATGTCACGCCGTACGGACCGCAGATCGTCTCGACTCCGCCGACAAGGCGGTGGAGCAGCGAGATCGTCTCGGGCGTCGAGCGGAAGGACGGCTTCTCGCCATCCTTCTTCCAGTCGATCATGGCGCCGATGTTCACCGGCGCTTCGATGACAACGAGATCGGGGCGCTCGAACGCGAATTGATCCCGCAGCCATATTCCGAGCTTCCGGCAGGCGCGAGAGGAAGGATCGTGCGGGCTCTTCAGCCGCTTGCTTCCGACGCGCGGCTTTTCCCCGGCGCGGCCGATGCAAAATCCCATTTTCGTCGCGAGATCGAGCGCCATGATCAGCATCGGCCTCAGGCCCCCGCCGCCTTGTTCACGATGACGAGCTGCGCCGGATGGAAGAACGCGGCTTGAAGCGTGTCGGAATCATCGAACCAGACGCACTCGATCGCGCCGGACTCGTTCTCAGGATCGATCTTGTCGACCGTCATGCGGACGGTCGCGCAATTCAGCCTCACGACATCGCCGACGGTGAAATCTTCGATCTTCGGATTGAGGTAGTTTTTCGTCGCCATGCTCAGCGCTCCACGGTGATTTGCGTTCTCAGACTCGACCGGCGGAGCGCCCTGCCTCCCACGCGCTCACGGCGACAGGCGCGATCGGCCTCACCAATTCGAGCATCGCCTCGGCATAGACGCGGATCTCGTATTGCGCGTGCGCATCGGCGCGGAGATCGAAGAACCCGAACAGGTTCTTGAGATCGACCTTCGCGAACATGTGCGAATAGGTGGCGACGGGAAGGACGGAGCGCGCTAGCTCACGCGGCCAACCCGCGTCCAGCAACTCGCGATAGGTTTCGAACGCTCTCTCCATTGCGACGCGGGCCTGCCCACACTCGATCTTCCGCACGCGGCAGGCTTCGTCGTCCCATTGTTCGATGAGGCGGCCTTGCTTGTTGTTCGGAGATTGCGCGCCGATCTGCGAAGGGTCCGGAACATAGAATTCTTCCGGCAGCTCGCGATAGCGCGCGCTCAACTCATTGAACGACCATACCCTATGCCGCATCCACTGCCGGAATACGAAGATCGGCGCCTTGACCTCGAATTGCAGCTCGACCGCCTCGAAAGGCGTCGTGTGCTTATGCTTCCACAAATAGCGGATCAGCCGCGCGTCAGAGCCTTCGTCTTCCCCGGCGCGCCAAGCCGCATCGAAACTAACCCTCGCCGCGCGCACGATCGAGAGGTCAGAGCCCATCGAATCGACCAAGCGCACGAATCCATGGTCGAGAACGCAGATCTTTCGATCACCATTCGGCTGCACTGTCGATCTCCATAATCGCGCGCTTCAGATAGTTGGCTGCGTCCAGATGCTCTTCGTAGGCGTGCTGCAGCCAGTCCCGCAGTGACAGGTCCGTGCGCGCGAGCGTCACGCCATATTTCTGGACTCCGACCTGAGAGCGCTGAAGGAGATCGGCTCGCACTGCCTCGACGACGGGATCAATCTTCCCAGACATCACGCCTCCACAGCATCTGCGCCAGGCAAGCCCACAACCTTGAGCGGCTTGATCCCCTTCTCGATCTTCTCTGCGTTCTCGCGCGCTATCCGATCGGCCTCCATTTCGCGAAGATGGCGGGGCCGGACATCGGATTCGTCGTCTGCCGGCGCGCCATCCGCCGGCGCCGCCGCGCCGACCGCCGCCTGCCCGAGCGGAAGATCCTTGAAATCGCCGAGCGCCTCGCAGAGCTGCTGAAATTTCGCGCGGTCGTCGATATCGTCCGGCACAACAGCTTCGCGGCGCGCCTTCGCTTCGGCGATGCGCTTGTCCTCGATCCATTGCGCGATGCGCGCCTTGAGAATTTTCGTCGGAATCCCGGAAGACTCAGCCCTCTCATAGACGCCTTTTCGGCGCTGCTTGATCGCGGCACTTTTCCCGCGCCACGACGCGCGCTCGGTATCCTCGTCTTCATAGGTCCGGCGGACCTCGGCGAAGAACCGCGTCGCGGTTTGCTCATCGATGAACTCGTTCTTGCCCGCGGTCGCCATGAACTGCCCTTCCTGAAAAGCCCCCGGCGCCTGCACGCGCCGGGGGAGTCACCCACACTTCGGAGAGAGCCGCCCTCAGCCCGGCGGCACAGGCATTCCTCTCTCGCTCTTCAAGCGCCGCACGAGCGCCGCAGCGTCCTGTTCGCAGGTCCGCGCCGCCTTCTCGCGGTAGATGTGCGTGAGGTCTTCGGGCACCCACGACGGAACGCGGACATCGAGCATGCGCTCCCTCACCATTGCGTCGGAATGCTCGCGGGAGCGCTCGCTGGCGCGGTCTCTCTCGCGCTGGTTCGCGTAGCGGCGCTCCGCCGCTTCCTTCATCCGGCGGCGCGTGTCTTCGCTGAGCTTCCTCGCCATGGTGATCCCCGAAAGAAAAGAAGGCGCCGGCACGCGAAACCTGAGACCGGCGGGGCGATGCACGCCCAATTCAGTTGCGGCCTATGCAGATCCAGCCGGTCCCTCAATCTTCAACCCGGTAGCGAGAACGCTATCTCGAGCATCGCTCAATATCTTCGCCGTTGGCACGGAGCCGACTGTCGTCGCGAGCACTCCGGCCGATACTTCGATGAACCAGAGCGCTATCCCGACCGCGAGCGCGCGGTCCATGATGTCGTCGCTGCAGGCGAGGCTCATGAGTGCGCTCGCCGCGATCTCGCGTCCCTGCGGCGCCCCGTCCTTGATTTTGTCGCTCATGAGCACCCCGTTGTGGCTCCGCACGTCTCGCATTTGAGACACGTCCCGTTGCGCACCATCGTCATCGCGCCGCAGTCCGGGCACGGGTCGCCTTCGTATCCTTTGAGCCGCGCTTCCTCGGCCGCAGCGAGCCCCGCAGGCGCGCTGATCGCGCCAACCGCCACAGGGACCGCTCCGCCAGCAGCAGCGCGCGCCAGATCGGCCCGCAGCTCATCTGCCAGCGCGTCGAGAGCGCCGACCACGGCCTGATGCTTCGTTGTCGGCGGGAGCGCCTTGACGCGCTCCAGCGCCTTGTCCGCGACGCTCGCCGCCCATGCGACGCCTTGCGCAAATCCCGCGTCGAATCCACTCATCGTCGATTCACCGTTTCTCGATAAGCGCGTGCAGCGCCGCCAATTCAGTCTCAGCCGCGCATACTTCGCTCTCACGAGCATCCAGGCCGCATTGGCGGGCCATTTCCAGTTCATGCCGCAGCCTCATCATCTCGGCTTCGAGCTCGCGCATAAAGGCTGCACGGATGCGCTCGAATACCCCCGCGCGAACGCCTTTCGTCCGCCGGTTGCGAATATTTTCTAACGTCCCCGGCGCAACGCTCATTCTCCGAGCGACGATCTTGCGCGCGTCACGGATCGAAACGCCGCTGCGCTTCGACTCGCGGGACTCCAATTCTGCGGCCCAATTACGGGCCGTCTCCTCGATCGCAATCACTGACATTTGATCACCCGATGAATGATGCACTTGCATGCCTCCCCATGATCCATTGAGGTCATGGTTAACGACGGCAAGAGCACTGACTTGAACAAAGCGCCTTTCGACGGAAACTGGCTCTCGTTGGGGAACGTGGCGGCCGGCGTCGTCGAAAAGCTGAAATACGAAATGCAAAATCCGGAACGCGCGCCAACGCGCGCCGGCCGCCCTGCCGAGCCATGTAACCGCGTCGATGGCAGGGCGGCCAAGCTCATTGCAGAGCGCCGACAGAGTGATAGGCGATCGCCATTCTCGCGACAGCGGCGATCACGGCGAGAGCGACGAAGAGGACGGCTCCATTCATGTTTTCACCCTCCGATGGTCTTGATGGCCGTGATGTCTTCCGCGCGTCTGGTGAGCCCGTGCGAGACGGTCGGAAGCGCGTCGATCAGAAACAACGCTTGCTCCCGCGTCAGCACGAGAGCGTCCGCGCCGCAGACGACGCGGCCATCGAAGCGCACGAACTCGAGCCGGACATCGCCACTGGTCAGGGCAACGACGGAGAGGTTGCGGACCTGATGCGCCGGGCCGCTCATTGATGCGCTCCGATCACGACGGCGAAAGCCAGCAGCGCGAGAATTGCGAGATGCGCGAGAACGATCACGCTCCGCGGCGACCGGACGCCATTGCGAAAACACCCGGTCGCCGCCACCATCGCGGTTGCCACACCCACGAGGGAGTTCAGGGAATGTCGAAGCTCACGAAAAACACGACGCGCCGCCTCGATCCGATCGCCGTGGAGCTCGCCGGCACGCGGCTCTTGCTGCGCGCGCTCATCGCCTATCTGCTCGTCGACGACCCCGACGAGGCTGACCATGCGGTCGCTGCCTTGGTCGCCAAGGTCGACAGAATGTCCGCGTCGTCCGTCATCATCGGCGACCCCAGCGGGGAGGCCAGAAAGGCCATCCGCGATAGCGCCGTGGTGCTGATCGCCGATTTGGGGCAGGCCAGAGGCCCGGTCCAATGAGGTGAGGGGGACGTCCGTCAAAAAAAGCTGAAACGGCTTCTCCAATGCGACCGGCGCCCACCGCAGGCGACCGAGCAAGTACCGGGCGCTTGGGCGCTGTTTCGGCGCGGCGCTCGCTGCGGCGATCGCCACAGGCGCGACAAGGATCGAGCGGCGGGAGAGGTCGGTCATTGCGCAAGCGCTCCCTCATTGGCGGCGATCGGCGCCGTCGGAGCGTCCACGGCGAGCAGGAAATCGTTCGGCGTGACGGCGCCGTCGGTCACAACCGCTATCCTCGCCATAATGGCGGGCTGCGGCAGGCGCGTCCCGCCGATGTAGCGGGTCACAGACACCTCGGAGACGCCGATCGCCTTCGCGAAATCGGCGCGGGACATGTCTTTCTCGGCAAGGAACTGATCGAGTTTCAACCCGTTACTTGCGCGATTGGCGCAGATCGCGATCTTCTCTGGACGATAGGCTGGCAAATGCTCGAGAAACAGCGACACCACGCGGCCCTTCGCGAACCACTCGCCGCGAATGCGCTCGCTTGCGCAGAGCCTATGGATTTGCCGTTCGTGGTCTTTGCCGCCGCGCGCAAAGCCGATGAGGCGATGGGTTCCGGGCGAGCCAACATTCAACTCCGCGAGGCGCCGGAGTGGGTCTTTTGCCCACCCGATTTTCACGGAGTCTCCGCTCTCGATCGCATAGACGTAGCCGGTCATTGGGCGGCCTCGCTCTGGACGACGGGGCGCGCGACGCCAGCGGGCCATTCGGCGCCATCCGGCCAGTTCGCCGAGAACCAGCGGAGCGCGTCGTTGAAACGACGGAGCGTGATCCCTTTCCCGGATCGGATCGCCGCGAGGCGTTTCGAGTCGGCGAAGACGCGGGAGCTGACGGTCGTCTCCGTCAGCTCTTTGGCGGATGCGTAGATGTCGGCGAGCCGCACGAGGTCGTGTTCGGTGTGCATACCGCAATAATGGGTATAGCTACCGGCGTGTCAAGGTATTTTTAGAAGGGGCGCGCGCCAATGCCGCCGGTTAAAATACCATTCATGTGGTCAGCCAAGGACTTACTCGCGAGGATCGAAGCCCGAACGAAGTCGCTCGGGCTATCGGACGCGGACGTCGGCCGGATCGCCGAAAAGCCTGACCTCATGAAAAACATCCGCACTGCGGCGCGGCAGAACAGGACCTATGAGCCTCGGGCTGGCACAATGAAGGCTCTGGCACGGGCGTTGAGGGTCCAAGAGAGTTGGCTGACCGCAATCGACGACGAGGCGCGACAACCTCCAGACGAGGTTGCTATTTCGTCTGTCGACGATGAGATCGGCCGCTCGGCTTCCGCGAACATTCTCGAGATCGATGTGCGAGCCGGCGCCGGTGGCGGCGGAATCCGAATTGACGACGTGGTCGTCTATGATGACGCCGGCAACTCCTATGCGGCGGAGAACGTCGCGGGGGAATGGACTCTCCCGGCCGCAGTGCTGTCCGGGGTCCTGAAATCCACGCCCAAGCACATCAAGGTCTTCGAGATCATGGGCGACTCGATGGAACCACGGCTTTTCGAAGGGGACCGTGTGTTCGTCGACACCCGCTACACTGCCCCGCATCCTGAAGGGATTTTCGTCCTTTGGGATGGCTATTCGATCGTGGTCAAGGGGCTGCAAATAGTTCGGGGAACCGATCCGCTTCGGGTGACGATCATTTCTGAGAACCGGCGCTATCCGCCTTACGAGACGACGATCGACGAGATCAAGATCATCGGCCGATACGCCGGCCGATTCACGACGAGATGATTGCATTTGAAATCCTACGGGTTCGCCCGCAGGTGCGGCGGCCCGCCGCCCCGATATGATCGGCCGGATTAACCGTTCGTTCATATTTCGAGGACACGGGGGCTCCGGTGAGATTTCTGCTCGTTCTTCCCGCCATTTCGGCGCTCGCCGGCTGCGGCACAATCACGCGCGGCAC